AGCCCGTTATGGATTGGCGGGGTATACCATAGATGACCAGCATTGCGAACTACATCCAAGGTATTATCTGGATAATACACGCAAGGCAGTCGACCCTAGTGAGGTAGATCAGTGTGTACAATTGGGCAAGCATTATGCAGCTATTTGCGCAAAATATAGTCACGAACAATTAATTATCCGAAAGAGGTTGTCGAAAATGGGTAGCGTAACAATTAAGGAGGTGACAAAATGAGCAACTTCAAACAAAGTAAAGATTACGCAATGGTCGGGCGCAAGGTGTGGGTAAAGGGCGATGATACCTGCGACAACCCGCTTATGGAAATACACGCACCCTATGAGCGGGTACTTGCCCAAGATAGCTACCTACTATCTTTTGTTAGTCCATTAGATAGACAATTTTTGACAATGAAACAACGCACAAGATGGCTGACATTTCCTACATACAAAGCGGCTCAACAATATGCAAGGGGGCTAGTATGAGTTTGATTATATTTTTATTGTTGGCATTTAAACGTAATAAATAATGTACCGCCCCTTCGTTGGGGTATTAATCCGTCTAAAATTAGTGGGGCGTATCCCCCCTATTTTTTGGCTACGCGGCGGTATACTCAACCATACGCCACAACCTACCACTCATTACTATCCGATTTTAGATAGTTAAATACCGTTTGACACTATCCATAAACAGATATATAATAGTCGTAACTTAAATGAGGTAACAAATGAACCCAACAAACATAACAGAAATATGCAAGAGATTTGGAAAACTCCCAGCACACTTCAAAGATAACTATGCGGACAAGTCAGGGTTTAAGATAGTTAAAAACGGTAAGAAGATACATACTGAGATCTCTGAAGACCTGCTTATAGACTTCTTACAATGGCTGTCGTTCACTGAACCAAAGTTACGAATCATGTTAGCCACCCAAGGAATCGAAGCCACCCTAGCATTTGCTAAAACATATAAGAAACCAGTTGACAAATAACCTTAATTAAGCGATAATATATCATACATTTTTGAGGACAGCAAATGAACTATATAAATATAACAAAAATCTGCAAGAAGTATAAGAAGCAGGCAGGTCATTTTAAGGATAACAAGCGCCTAGACTCATCCAAGATGCGATCAGGTGGCGTAGGTCGCAACAGCTTCACCGAGATCCACGAAGACCTGATGCCTCAGTTTATGTTGTGGCTGTCACCCGAAACACGTCAAGCGCTGTTCCAAGGCGGTGTAAAAGCTGCTATACTAATCGTGGAGAATAAAGATGAATAACGTACAGCATAATAAGTATTACAAAGCCATAGTCATCGTAAGTCTGGTAGGTAGCGCTGTATATGCTGTATACACCGAGCGATACTGGGAAGCGATAGCATGGGCAACAGCTATAATGTTTTATGTAGATACCCGCGACTTCCATGAGTGACAGTAATCACCTAAAACTACACCAAGTACTCATGACTACCTGCAACGCTTGGGGGTTAATGTGTGCTTACTATAACCAGTTAGAAGTAGCCATCACCTATGATAATATGCTGCATATGTTAGATTACAATACTAAACAGGAGACTACCAATGTTTAAATTTATACTGCTACTTACTCTAAGCATCCCCGCCTACGCCGATCAAGCACTCTTGGAAACACGTTACTGTGGGGCACCATTACGAGATAGTTCAGGTGTAATCACTAGACGATCTGATGTTTTAACAGCATTTAAGCGGATACACCCATGCCCAGCGACTACGCAGAGTTCTGGCAACTGCGAAGGCTGGCAGATAAACCATGTCATCCCACTAGCTTGCGGAGGATGCGACGCAGTTAGTAATCTTGTATGGATACCTACAGATGTAAAGACCTGTGGTACACCACATTGTACTGATCGCTACGAGCGTAAGATAAGCGCTGCAACGCCGCCGATATCTGGCACAGCTGCTTGTGTCAATGTAATTGTTAAATGACACTGCCTCGTACAGTATCAAAGATACCGATACCACTATTTGGGGGCGTTCTATACATATGCAGAGATCGAAAGACCTTTGAGAGGACTTACAAGCACATACACGGCGAAGATTACCCTGAAAATACCGAGGACGCTGCTGGACTAGCTTGTGAAGAAGTACACAGTAACGAAGAAGTTGTGTACCTTTTAGGCGTATTTGACAACAATTCGTCAACTATTCTACATGAGGTAGTACACACTTCCGTGTTCATCCTAAAACGTGCGAGTATCAACCCGACGGATGACAAGGTCGAAACGCTGGCATATTTGATCGAGTTCTTGTATGCTAAAGTAACCGAGAAAGTTTTTGCACTACCTAAGAAGAATAAGTCTGGTATAATAACGCCTCAAGAAACGATAAAGGATAAAGCATGACAATCGAAGCCAAAATTATCTTAGACAGCGTAAATACTAACGGAGTACGCATCACTACGATGCAGTTAAAGTACCATAGGTTCATCCATAGCGAAGTTATGACGCACAGGGTGTTTTCGAGAAATGCAGCATCTTCCCGCGCAATCCCTGTAGCAAAGATGATTGAGCAAGTTCTAACTGATCCTGCCACGCCAGTACACTGGGGCAAGAACCAAGCAGGGATGCAGGCGCGTGAGGAACTGTCTGGTACCAGCCTAGAATATTCTCAGCACTATTGGAGAACCGCAGCACAGTTAGCATCAGCTACAGCACAGAACATGGTCAAGGAGAACTGTCATAAGCAGATTGTCAACAGAATTTTGGAGCCGTTCCAGTGGATGCACGTGGTAGTAACGTCCACCGAGTGGGATAACTTCTACGAACTCCGCGACCATCCTGACGCGCAACCAGAGATTCAAGTATTGGCGAAAGTAATGCGAGCCGCACATGATGCAAGCACCCCAACACAACTCGCGGAGGGGGAGTGGCACATACCCTACGTCAGCACGTCAGAAATTGTCGAGTATTCTGTAAAAGACTGCTTAAAATTCTCAGCAGCTCGTTGTGCCCGTGTAAGTTATTTGAACCATGACCAGTCATCGCCAACACCTTATAAAGACATTGAACTACATGATAAATTAGTACTGTCTAAGCCCGCGCATATGTCGCCTGTTGAGCACCAAGCTCAGTCGAGAATAGACGACAAGTTCTACGCAAACTTCCGAGGCTGGAAACAGTATCGTAAATATCTTGAAGAGATGTAGCACATCCTCGAAATAGATGGTATAATATTAATTCAAACTACAACAGGTGATACCAGTGAAGTACGATATAAAAATAGATGTGTCAAGAGATGCCTTGTTCGACGAGCTAGGTCTAAAACGCCTAAAAGAGTCTTATATGCTTCCTAGTGAAGTATCTCCGCAAGAACGGTATGCATTCGTGAGTTCTAAATTTGCGTCTGACCAAGACCATGCCCAACGGCTTTATGATTATTCAAGTAGCCATTGGCTATCTTATTCTACGCCGATACTTTCTTATGGGCGTAGTAAGAAGGGGTTACCTATCAGTTGCTTCCTTAACTCTATGGAAGATACGACCGAAGGGCTTATTAACACGATGTCTGAAACAGCGTGGCTGTCTGTAACGGGTGGTGGGGTAGGGACTTACGTAGGTATTAGATCATCTGATGATAAGTCGGTTGGTGTAATGCCCCATCTGAAGGTATATGACTTTCATTGTTTGGCCTACAAGCAAGGCACAACAAGGAGGGGATCCTACGCATCTTACCTAGACATCAACCACCCAGATATCCTACAGTTTATTGAGATGCGTAAACCTACTGGGGATCAGAATGTAAGGTGTACAAATCTTCATCACGGTATCAATATTACAGATGATTTTATGAAGATAATTGAAAACTGTATGCGCGACCCAGATTTTGACGACTCTTGGTCTCTGCATGACCCCGCCTCAAGTGTTGTTGTGAATACTGTATCTGCGAAATACCTATGGCAGATGATTCTTGAGACAAGAATGCAGACAGGGGAGCCATATTTGCATTTCATTGATACCGCTAATGCTGCGTTGCCGGTATGGCTGAAAGATAAAGGGTTGAAGATTAAAAACTCTAATCTATGTGCTGAGATCGAGCTACCAGTAAGTTCTACTAGGACAGCGGTATGTTGCTTGTCTAGTCTGAATATGGACTACTATGATGCTTGGAAAGATGATTCTCAGTTTATTAAAGATGTGGCCGAGATGCTGGATAATGTGTTGGACGTTTTCTGTGAGGACGCAGGTGAACCGCTATGGAAGGCAGTAAATTCGGCGAAACACGAACGCAGTATTGGAGTAGGTGTTCTTGGATTCCATAGTTATCTACAATCTAAAGGTATCCCATTTGAGTCACCGATGGCATTTGGAATTAATCTTAATAGCTTTAAACTAATTAACGATAAGCTAAAACAAGCTAGTAAAGCACTTGCGGAAGAACGAGGAGAAGCGCCCGATGCTGTTGGATATGGACATAGATTTTCACATACTATGGCTGTGGCGCCAACCGCTTCGAGTAGTATTATAATGGGCAACACATCGCCTTCTATAGAGCCGTATCGGGCCAATGGTTATAGGCAAGATACACTTAGTGGGAGCTATTTTCAGAAAAATAAGCACCTTGATAAGCTACTAAAATCTAAGTTATCTGATGAGGAGTATGCCACGGCTTGGGCGACTATAACGACTGACAACGGCTCTGCGCAATCGCTAACGTGTTTAAGTGATTGGGAGAAAGACGTATTCAAGACAGCGATGGAGATAGACCAGGCGTATATTATTGAGATGGCCGCTGCTAGGGCGCAGTTGATAGATCAGGGGCAGTCAGTAAACCTGTTTTTCATGCCTAATACAAGTATTGCTGAACTTCATAAAGCACACTTCAGTGCTTGGAAGAAAGGATTAAAATCTTTGTATTACTGCCGTAGTGATAAGATAAAAAAGGGTGACAAGATTAGTCAAAAAGTTGAGAGGGTTAAGCTAGATGAAGAGTGCATTGCCTGTGGTAGCTAGTATGTGGCAGCACCCAAAAGATAGTAAGCCGCCAACCAATGTTAAGATACTTATATACCTTAAATCAGGTATCGCGCACATAGGTCATTGGCGCGATGAAGACTGCTTACTGTGGATGCCACTTCCAAAAGTATCTAAACAACTTAAAGAGAGAACTAAACTTGAAACTAACTGATGAGCGAAAGTCGTATAAACCATTCAACTACCCTTGGGCATTCGATTTATGGGAGCAGCACGAGTCGGCGCACTGGCTACCCAAAGAAGTCCCGTTACATGAAGACACAAAAGATTGGAAGCATAAACTATCAGTAAATGAGAAAGATTTTCTGACCAATATTTTCAGATTTTTTACTCAAGGGGATATTGACGTATCCGAGGGGTATGTTAAAAACTACCTACCGTATTTCCCACAGCCGGAAGTTAGGATGATGCTGCTGTCATTTGCAGCTAGGGAGTCGGTTCATGTGGTTGCGTATTCGCATCTTATTGAAACATTAGGTATGCCAGAAACAATCTACGACGAGTTTCTAAAATATAAAGAGATGTCAGACAAACACGACTACTTTGAACAGTTTAAGAACCTGTCAGATAAAAACGTATTGCAACAGATTGCCGCAATTTCCGCGTTTACTGAAGGATTGCAACTGTTCTCAAGTTTTGCTATGCTGCTGAACTTCCCCCGCCACGGTAAGATGCAAGGTATGGGGCAGATAATAACATGGTCGATTCTCGATGAGTCTATGCACGTTGAAGGGATGGTCAAACTGTTCAGAACATTGGTAGAAGAAAACCGAAAAGTTTGGAACGATGAGTTAAAACAGCAGATTTATGCTACGGCTGAGAAGATGGTCGAACTAGAAGATGCGTTCATTGACTTGTGCTTTGGCCAATGTGAGTTTGAGGGGCTTGATAAACTAGATTTGAAAAAGTATATAAGGTATATCGCAGATCGCAGGTTGATCCAGCTAGGTCTCAAAGGTATATTCAAGCAAAAGAAAAATACGCTGCCTTGGATTGATGAGATGATTAATGCCCCTATTCATGGGAACTTCTTCGAGAATAGAGTTACTGATTACGCTAAAGGTGCGTTGACAGGTACTTGGGGGGACGTATGGGCAGGACATTAGCCCTTGCAAATTATATTCTTATAGGTATAATTGGTCTAAGATGTAATTTAAAAGGAACGGCTAATGCCTAATACCCTAGTAAAGCAAGCCAAGACCCTCATGGATGCCGCAGACGCGATGCACGACACCATGTGTGCTGAGTATGGCGAGAATAATGACTGCGCTGTGTATGCGCTACAGGCATCTTTAGCGTCGTTCCTGTTATTTTGTACGTTGGAGCAGTTGGTGATGGATGAGGAGGATAACGCGTAATGGATATAACCCTGACTGAAAAGCAGACGCTTATGTTTAACACTACAGCCAACGAGGTTTTTGGAGGGGGGTCTGCTAGCGGAGGTAAGACTTTTTTAAATAAAGTGCTAGCTATGACGATTGCAGAACAAGTTCCTGGTGCCCAGATAGCAATACTGCGTAACACATCAAAGAACCTTAAGAAAAATTACTTTATGGGTGCGATGAGTATGCCCGCAATTTTGAGGGAGCATATTAAGGCCGGATTAGTAAAAATTAACTATACGGACTTGGTAATTACTTGGGAGTCTGGGTCAGCAATTCACTTCATGCACGCAGAACATGTTGAATCCACAATAGAAAATTTGACTGGTTTAGAATTTGTGTGCATAATCGGAGATGAATGTTCTTTGCTGGATTCCAAGATTATAAACCACGCAAAGTCCCGTTTAAGAATTGGTTCTCTTAAGATAGAAAACCAATTTTGGAAGGATCGCCTACCACGCCTTCAGCTAACTTCGAATCCTTCAGGTATATCGCATACCTATTTAAAACAGACGTATATTGACCCAGCAACACCGGGCAAAGAGTTTATAGATGCTAACGGGGTACGAAAACTATTCATACCTTTTGGGGCTAGAGAGAATCCGCATGTAGACTACGAAGCCTATGAGAGGCAGCTACGCTCGATGGGAGACCCAGTAAAGTATAAGCAGTTGGCGTTGGGTGATTGGGATGCTGCTGGGAATACACTGATGGGCTATGCCTTCAATAGAGACTACAATGTATGCAAACCTTTTACAAAAGACCAGTTAAAATGGTTTAGGATATCTAGGCATTTTGACTATGGGTGGTCTAGCCCAAGCGCTTGTATATGGCTTGGGGAGCTTGAGGATACGCGAGAGTTCGAGATGAGCAATGGGGCGACGAAATCGTTCCCGCGAGGCACTAAGGTTATTGTTAAAGAATGGGTTACGTGCAAACACGACGCCCCAGATGAAGGACTAAAACTGTCAGAGCGAGAACTGGCTGAGGGAATATTAGGCAAAGAAGAAATTTGGGGTATCAAAGGTAGAGTACAGATAGGCTGCGGTGACGTATATGACCGTAAAAGTGGAGATGGTAGCATAGGCGACGAAATGGCAAAATTTGGCGTAAAGTTTAAACGCCCTTGGAAGTCTAGTAGTTCTCGATCTGTCGGCTGGTCACGGATGTGTGACCTGATGTTGCAAGCACATGCGACTGTGGTTGAGAAACCAGCACTACTGTTTACCGAAGATTGTCTGCACTGCATCGCAACAATACCGGATTTACCTGTAGACCCTAACAAGCCAGACGATTGTATAACGACTGGGGTAAATGACCATTGTGCGGACGCATGCCGTTATGGCATCTCATCTAAGGTAAATACCATAGGGACTATCCAAGTAACCGGTATATGACCCCACCAGAAATACAAGCCGCCTACGCCAGAACCAACGAGGTCATAAACGGATTCAATAACCCAAGCGTCCAGAATTCTAGGGATGCTGTGGCGCTAGTTAAGCACCATGATGCAAGTTCTTGCAACCCTAAAGAACGTGACGACTTTCAGGCGGCTAAAGATATATTTGGACTTTAGTTGACACAGCCAAAAAAACCTGATATAAGCACAGCATACCTATAAGGAGTCCAACTATGCCCTTAATCGCAGGATACTCAAAAAAGTCAGTAAGCAAAAATATTTCTATGGAGCTGAAGAAGCATCCACAGATGACCCAAGCTCAGGCGGTAGCTATCGCCCTATCAACTGCGCGTAAAGCCAAGGCCAAGGCTAAAAAGAAATGAGTATCGCCACAAAGCACCCAAGTTATGTAGAAGCTGAGTCAATGTGGGACCTGGTATCAGACTTCACTGACGGTGAGCAGGAAGTCAAGGCTGCGAATGAGACCTACTTACCGCGCTTATCAGGTCAGACTGAACCTCAATACCAAGCAATTAAAAACCGTACAATATTTTTTCCGGTAACGTCTAAGACCTGCGCAGGATTATTGGGCGCTGTGTTCTATAAACCGCCAGAAGTTACCCTCCCACTACGTATTTCTTACCTAGAACAGAAGGCAACTTCAGATGGATCGTCAATGTCCGATCTTGCCACACAAGTTGTGAAGAGTTTATTGGAGTATGGACGAGTTGGGCTATTGGTAGATCGCCCAGCGGATGGTGGCGCACCTTATTTAGTAGTCTATGATGGTGATGATATAACTAACTGGGATACCCAAGATACTGAGAAATTTATAGTCCTTGAAGAAGAGATATTTGTCAGAGACCCTAAAGATAAATATAGTTTAGAACAAAAAGAACAATATCGGGAATTAATGCTTGACGCAAGTGGCGAATACATTGTAAATATTCATCAGGAAGTTAAAGATAAAAAGACTCGTAAAAATGTTTGGGAAATAGTAGATACTATCAAGCCTACTAAAGGCGGTCGCCCACTCACATATATTCCTTTTGCGTGTGCAAGTCCTGACGGACTGTCTTTTAGTATAGTAAAGTCACCACTATATGATTTGGCATCTGTCAACTGGAAGCATTATATGTACAGTTCCAGCTATTCAGATGCGGTACACACATTATGTTTTCCTACGCCGTGGATTGCTGCTAACCTCAATAACGATAACGGGGAACTAACATTTAACTTAGGTGCAAAAACAGCTTGGGTTCTCCCAGAAGGATCGCAGGTAGGTTTTGTAGAGGTAGATGGCAAGTCTCTGCAACACGCTGAAAATATGCTGGATAGACTAGAGCAGACAGCTCTAAGCATCGGCGCTCGCTTCGTCAGCCAGTCCAAGATTTCCACAGGTGTAGAAACAGCTAAAGGTTCTGAAATCCGCGAGAATCAAGCAACTGAGATGCTATCAAGTATCTTGGTAGTTACTGAATCGCTGTTAAACTGGGGGGCTAAGATATGCGCTGAATGGGAAGGCGCTAAACCTGAAGAAGTGTCTATCAAGTTGAACAAAGATTTAGTACGCAGTAACCTAGACGCCAACATGGTAAACGCTTTATTTGGAGGCTATCTTAAGGGTACTATATCCGCTGAGACACTATATAAGAACATGAACGAGTCTAACATGTATGGTATTGATAGCACGTTTGAAAAAGAATTTGCGAGCATAAAAAAACGTATGGATGAGCAAGCAGCAGCCATTGCCAAAGCTGCCCAAGATGCTATGCCGCCTCCCAATACAGGCACGACCGCCCAGAATTTAGCAACACAGAATGTAAATAATGCTTGACACGATAAAGTTTATGTAGTATATGCAAGGTAGTGGCATTACAAATTTTTCAACAACTCTAGGAGTTTTAATATGTTAGTAGGAAAACGCAAGGCGTTTTGTTTCAAGTTTCAAGCGGAAGAAAATGGTGACGAAGGTGGTTCAGGAGCAGGTGGTTCAGCCACAATTGACATGAATAACCCAGTAATCAAAGCAGCTATGCAAGCGGCGATTGATGCGGAAGTCGCAGGATTGAAAGCAAAGAATCAAGAACTGATTGGTAAGTTGCAGAAAGCCCCGAAACTGGAACAGGCTGAATATGAGAAGTTGTTGGAAATGAAGAAGAACATAGAAGCTAATGAAGAAATGAAACTTCTAGCAGAAGGTAAACTTGAAGAAGTGATGAAGAAGCGTACGGAAGCGCGTGACCGCGATGTAGCGGCGCAACTTCAGGCACGAGATACAAAGTTGAATGAGTATGAATCAGTTATTAAGGCTAAAGATGAGCGTCTGAAATCCTTGGCAATTGACGGAAATATTCGATCAGCTTATGCGGAACTAGACTTTGAACCGGCAGCACTGGATGATATCCTTTTGCAAGCCCGTACAATGTTCCATATGGATGACGAGGGTAACGTAGCACCACGAGATTCTGACGGCGTGTTGCGTATGGGCAAGGACGGTCGTACCCCGCTGAGTGCTAAAGAATGGCTTGAAGGTCTAGCAGAGAAGAAAACATATCTGCGACGTGCTAGCAAAGGTTCTGGTGCTGCACCGGCTAAGGGGGGTACGCGAGGGTTTGACGCTTCGAAGGCATCCAGCACACAGCTTATTGCTGAAGGACTAAGACAGCGCGGACGCGTTTAAAGTAGTAAAGAAGTAGCGGGGATGCCGTAAGGCTCTCTTGGAAGTTGGGTTAGGCTCGACGGACAACATTGTTGATTTAATTTATAACTTTTAGGAGAACTAACATGGCATCACAAACACTAGCCGAAGCAAAGAAACTCGTACAGGACCAACTGATAATGGGGGTTGTTCAAGATATCATCGATATTAATCCGATGTACTCTCTGCTGCCATTTGCAGGATATTCTGGACAGGCGATTTTGGTAAATAGGGAGAACGCCCTTGGCGATGCAGGTCTGTACGCAGTTGATGCGACCATCACCAATAAAGCGGCTGCAACATTCACCCAAGTACCTTTCACCTCAACTAAACTTATCGGCGACGTTGAGTTGGACGGTCTGGTACAAGCCCAATCTGTTGGAGGTGGCGTAGACCAACTGGCTGTAGAAATTTCTAGCAAGGCAAAAGCAGTAGGTCGTCTGTTCCAGCAAGGTATCGCAACAGGTACAGGTACATCCCCGCAAATGAATTCCCTGCACTCTCTCGTAGATTCAGGACAATTTACAACTGCTTCTGCTGGACAGGCACTGAGTTTCGCATTGCTTGACGAGTTACTCGACTTGGTTCTGTCTAAGAACGGTGATGTTGATTGGCTGATGATGCCTGCGCGTACTATCCGAAGCTACAAAATATTACTTCGCGCACTCGGCGGCACAAGCGCAACGGAGGTACTCTCACTGCCAGATGGCCGTCAAGTAATCGGTTATGAGGGCATCCCAATTTTCAAGAACTCTTTCTTGAGTGTTGTGGAAACCGCTAACGGCGCAGCATTGTCAGGTGGCGCGCTGGCATCTGTATGGGCAGGAAACTTTGATGACGGCAGCGAAAAGATTGGTGTAGCAGGTATTCACCCAATTGCAGTGCCCGCCGGTATTCAAATTGAGATGATCGGTAAACAAGAAGCACGTGACAACGACATCGTTCGAGTGAAACAGTACGCAAACTTCTGTAACTTCAATCGCAAAGGCCTCGCACGCCTACCAAGCATCAATAACTAAGATTAGTTTAGCTTAGACTAGACCCTCTTCGGAGGGTCTTTTATTTTGGGTAAGCACTTTATATTTATCAAAGCGTATCTATAATTACTGTATCAAGACGATGAACTTATGCAGCCGATAACATTTTCAAACTCTACAGAATGGGATATCGTCAAAACTCGGCATAGTTGCTGTGGGAGGAGCATCAAAGTCTGAGTCAGAGAACATGCTTGCGGCAAACTATAATAAAGTATATGATTGTGGGAATGCAGCTTATATCTGGAGAAAACCGTAATGCCTACCTATACCTACAAATGCCAAACTCACAAACTATTTACCACCTTCAAAAAGATGTCCGAGATGCTACGCCAAGAACCCTGCCCAAAGTGTGGAGAACTATCAGAAAAACAAATAGATGCGACGACGTTCGTACTAAAAGGCGGTGGGTGGGGCCCAAGAAAAGAGCAGAAGATACCCGATAAGTTTCTAAAAATGTCAGACGCAGAACTCGACTCAGATTTAGGACTAACCGACGATGCAAACGCAAACGCTTAAACTAAAGGATGCCAAATGAGCAATGAACTGGTGAATTGTGGGGTGATAGGGGGAGCCGCAAAAATTAAATTTCAATCCGGTAGTTTCCGTACAGAAATCACCCTTGCGGAGGACGACGTTAGAAAACTACTAACCGAACTGACCGAATCTTTGAGAGTACTGGAGGATGTTAGAACTGGAAAGGCTAGCTCCCATCTACCGACTATAGAGTTTCGTTACGCACTGGCTACAAAGATGCTGGAGCAGGAAAAAAGTTCTAACAAATATATCAGAAGTGTAAGTAAGAAACTAGGCATTAGACCACGTACCCACGAGAATAAAGACAGCTTAGACCAGCAAAAATATCTCGCAAAACTACTGGAGCTATCAAAAACCATAGAAAATAACGTGGCGATGGTTGCAGACGCAGAAAAGATGTACTATTCTTGGGAGTAATCGCAAACGCTTGACACCCCAAAAATACTATGATATAAGCACCATAAACCTAAAGGAGCCTTTTAATGTTCGCAAAATTACACAATGTCCAGTCCCACGAAGCTGTCGGAACTATTGGGTCACACTACGGCTATCCAACGGTCGTCAAAGAGAATAACGAAGTCTGGGCTGAGATTCCCCAAGACTTGTACGACATCGAAGTGGCTGGTGGACGTGTACGAGTTGAAGATACTATGCCCCCTATGGAATCAGTCGCTGAAACGATTGTTATGCCTGGAGAAACACTTGAAGACTTGCAAGTACCATCAGAACAACTTGTAAAAGTTGACGGTCGTACAAAAGCAGCAAAAAATAAATAAATAAAAGGAGCAGCGAATGGCACAAGGTATTGGCGAAGAGTTTGGTACATCTCCATTCCCAGAATTACGCGCAGGTAAGACTGGTGAGTTGGATAGTTTAACTTCAGGCGGTGTAAAAGCCACAGGAACCATCACGTTCGCGCTGAATCCTACAGCAGCCGCGACGATAACCATGAATGGTACAGTGTTTACCTTTGTAGCTGCGGGTGCGACTGGTAACCAAGTGAATATCGGTGTTGACCTAACTACCACACTTTCAAACACAGCAACAGTTTTGAATGCTAGCGTACTGGCAAATATATCAGTAGCTACGTATACCTCGAATGCCACAATACTGACAACTACATATGACACCTATGTGGCCGCAGGTAATCTATTTACTCTCGCTGCCTCAGTTGCAACACCGTCTGCTGCAACACTGACTGGGGGGCAAGATTTAGGTGTCGCTGATATATCTACTGAACCTACGAGAATGACGCTTACTCAGGCAGTGGATCAACGAGTGACGTTGGCAGCAGGTGACGAAGCGCAGCAAAAACTGATATATGTCAATACTCGCTCAGGCGCAGGTAATTTAGTAGTGGTGCCATCATCAGTTACAGGCGGAACTATTATAACTTTTAACGCTTCCGGTATGTGGGTTGAACTAAGATATATCGCAGGGGCTTGGGTAAAGACTGCCGGAACTGCGACCGTATCGTAATCTAGTCTTACCTACCAAGTGTAGGTGTAGCATCCGAAACCCTATGACAGTAATGTTATGGGGTTTCAGTCTTTTAACGCTTGACACAATCGCATATTCATGCTAAAAGCGACCTAACACAAATAAAAGGAAAAATAAGCCATGAATATTGCCAAACTTATGTACAGTATACGCAACTGGAGAGCCCATTGGAGGGCGTTTTACTATGGTTCATATGTCTGGCTTGAAGATGGTATGGCTAAGTTGCTCGCTTCCGGCTATGAGGGCCGTACGCGAGCGTACGGGGAGCTATCAGCGGTCATCACTCGTGCAAATGGTTCTAAACTAGACTTAGGGTGTGTTGGTAGGCGCGTAGTTACTACAGCGTTTGTAAACTACTTACGTGATGACATGAACAACGCAGCCGGTGCCGCCGACGTGTCTACTTTCAAATACCATGAATGCGGAACAGGTGTAGCTGCTGAAGCTATTACAGATACAGCGCTTGGCACACCATGCACAACTGTACTTAACCCAGATTCTACTAGAGCAGTAGGTACGCAAGTTGGCTCCGTTGGAAAAACGTATACCTCCGTAGGTACCATAACATTCGATGGTGTAGCAGCGGTAACTGAGCATGGTATATTTAATACCACTACCGCAGGGATTTTACTTGACCGTACAGTATTTGCTGCAATAACTACTGCGTCTGGGGACTCTATCCAATTTACATATAACCTGACTATTTCTGACGGTGGTTGATACACTATATTTGTTATATCACGCGCCAAACAAAGGGAAATTATATGATACCAGAGCACCAAGTCACGCTGGCTAGCAATGGCTAAATTTTTAATCCGTCTGGCCCCCGCTGAAAATCCGCAACGATATACCTCAGGTGACATTATTTGCATTGTGGATGACGAGCATGTGTGGGGCAGGTATGAAAGCAAAGAGCAATGGGTGGCAGAAGGGCTAGACCCAACCTTATGGCCGGATGTGTTTGGTATCATTGAGTTTACTGGGCTTGACACAGCCTTGGCGCAACCATATTTAGAATCTATATATTTAGACGGAACGATAGATACGGAAATAGTTGTGCGCAGAAAATATGGTGTTGATATAGCGGCGGCTATGGCACTTCTAAATACTAGTGATGTTGCATTATGGCAGCAGATCAGGCACCTTACCTTATCGTGGGGAAATGCCGCAGTGCAAGATGTGATTAAGACCAAGGTGTTGTAATGGCGCTCAAGACGATAAAAGCATCTGGCGGGGACTACACCACCTTGTCGGCGTGGGAAGCGTCATTACCCGCCACATTGACGGAAGTTGAAACTGCTGAGTGTTACAACTTTGCTTTAACCGATGATGTTGCAATCTCTGGTAGCACAACGTCTGCCACAAACTATATCAGGATTTATACCCCCCCAGCTGAACGGCATGATGGGCGATCAAGGGCTGTATCAGGTACTGGTTTTAGGTTGACCGCGAATACAGGGGCCACCCCAATACGTTATGGGTCGGTAAACCATGTCAGGTTAGAGGGGCTAGAAATCGTTGGGAGTGCAACATCCGCTACGGTAGTGGATTATCAGCTTGGTGGGTCATTCACCTCTGGGGGTAACGATCACCAGATCAATCATTGTATTATACATGACACGATCGTTGGTACCGGATACACAATTACAGCAGGCGCGGCTAACCTATCACTAACATTTATAGATAACATAGTTTACGGCTATCAGAGGTCATGGGATACAAGGAATGCAGCCAGCGTAGTAGCATCGAATAATACATTCTGGCGGCACGCCGCACAACTTGGACTTGTCTCAAGTACGGAACTAGTATGCAAGAATGCATATTCTGGGGCGTCAACTGCTGGGGCAGATGATTACTGGTCTGGGGGTACGCCGACCGGAAACAATAACGCATCTAGTGATACCAGCGCGACAGCGAGGTTTACGTCAAGTATTAATAGTGTCGCAGGCTCGGCAGTATTTACGAGCGTTACTGCAGGTGCAGAAGATTTTACTCTGAAGACTGGGACAAATGCTCTGGTTGAAGCTGGTGCTACACTCGCCTCAGTAACAGATGACATCAAAGGCACCGCAAGGCCGCAAGGATCTCTGTACGACATAGGGGCATTTGAAAGGGTTGTAGCAGGTGGGGTTCAGTTCCTAAAAACAGTAAGTGGTACGCTAACTCTTTCTGCAGTTTTACCAAGGAGCATAGGCAAAAGTATTGTTGCAGGGATTAGTTTTGCTGGAGCGTCTCTTCGCACCAGCAAAAAATATATACAAGGTTCTATTTCGTTTAGTGGGCAAATTATCAAATCTACCTACAAACAATTATCGTCTACTCTGGTAGTTACTGGTAGTATAGTTAAAGCAACCTATAAAAAACTATCTTCTAATCTGGTAGTTACTGGCAGTATAGTTAAGGCGACCTACAAACAACTATCTTCTAATCTGGTAGTTACTGGCAGTATAGTTAAAGCAACCTACAAACAATTATCATCTAATCTGGTAGTTACTGGCAGTACAGTTAAAGCAACCTACAAACAATTATCATCTAATCTTGTAGTTACTGGTAGTATAGTTAAATCAACCTACAAAAAATTATCGTCTAGTCTTGTAGTTACTGGCAGTATAGTTAAGGCGACCTACAAACAATTATCATCTAGTCTTGTAGTTACCGGCAGCATAGTTAAAGCAACATCGAAGAATATAATAGCGTCCATATCAGTATCTGGAATTCTTGGCGGGATTAAGCAATCTGGGGCTGTCGTATATACGCAGGCAGTTGGCGGTGTTATCGGGTTTGTTGGGGCTGTTAGAAAATATAGTAACAAGCTAATTACAGGCACTTACGGAATGGCCGGAGGTATATCAAAATCGTCGGCTAGAAGTATTTCAGGTTTAGTATCGTCCATAGGCGTTGTTATAAAGCAGAGTACCAAGGTCGTGTCAGGTAACACAGCTTTTTCAGGAACGCTATCTAGTCTTCGTGCACGTATAATCTCTATCGGAGGGGTTATCGGGTTTAGCGGGGCAACAAATAAGCGGGTCTCGAAATATGTATCGGGCGTTATTTCAGTATCATCGCAAATTTTAAAAACAACTTCACGGAGCATAGCCGCGGGTCTAGTGTTTGTTGGAAACACTACTGTATCACGCATAAAGTATATAGTGGTTGCAGGTTCATTGGTGATGGCAGGCGCAATTACAAAAGTTACAGCTAAAATATCTTTGGGGGTACTTAGCATTTCTGGAGTCACCACGAAACTTGTAGCAAAAACTATCTCTGGGGTATTGTCATTGTCTGGACTGCTGAATATAGCTGCCAATTTGTCATCCTTTGTAGCTAGATTGCTGGGTACGCGCAAAGTAGATTCAGAAAACAGAGTATTGAAAGCAGAGGCGCAGACAAGGGTATCTACCATAGAACCAAGCAACCGAACAAATATAATACGCGGAGATTAACGATGGGCACTTACATACAAGATGAAAAAGGGTACTACATATTTAAAGACCCACAAGCAAACCTTGACTACTCTAATGACTGGTCATCATGGCTGCCTGCTGGCGATATAGTCATTATCAGTACGTGGGCCGGAGACACAGGCGTGACGCTGACATCACCATCAATCACTGGGGGTACGCTGACAACAACGTTTATAGCGGGGGGAATCATCGGAACTGAGTACAGGATCAACAATAATATAACAACATCTAGTGGACGTATTGATGAGAGGTCTTTTAGGCTGGTTATTAAGGAGCAGTAGCCTAGTCGCACCTACCAAGTGTAGGCGTAGTACCCGAAACCCTATTACAGTAATGTTATGGGGTTTAAGTATTTTAACACTTGACACACTCCTGTATTAGTGATAAAAGCGACCTAACTTTTACTTGGATTTTGTCATGGCTGTCATTTCCGCGCTAGGGGACTCTTTCAATGTCTCCATTACCACCTTAGTACTTACACCAACAGTCATCGCCTTAGATGCCCTTGTGGGCGCGAGCACATCTGGAGTAATCAATGCAGGTACTTACCACATCGCAAATAGTGTACCACTGCACATACTTACGAGCACCGCAGGTACACCAGCGACCGCCGCAGCGACCTTATTCATGCCTGGCGAACGGTGCCTGACTATCGGAACAGGTATACGAGTTTCTATAATAAAATCAGCAGGCGCAGCGGATGGTTTATTCCGTGCGACACAGGTAGCTTAATATGTTCAGTCGCACACAGCAAGCCATAATTCTCACAGAAATTAAAACACATGCGCTAGAGTTGGCGCTGTACTCGACTGACCCTACAGCCTCAGATATAGGTACTGAAATCGCTGGCGGCAGTTATGCGCGTCAGTCAGCAACATTCGGTGCTAATACAGTCGTCAGTGGTGGTACACAGATCGCAAACACAGCACTGGTCACATTCCCGCAAGCATCTAGCGACTGGGCTACAGCGTCACACTGGGGCGTTAGAGTCGTTGGTGGTGCCTTGATTGCTCACGGACAGCTAACGCAGTCTGGGGTGGCTACAACACGCACAGTACGCACTGGTGATATTTACCAACAAGCGGTGGGAACCGTTATATTGCGCGTTTCAGACTAATATGTTCTGGGAATGGAGTGTAGTACCTCAAATACTTACCCCTGATGGCGGGGGGATTTCAGCAGGGGTAACTTACACCGCAGACTGTATAGGTGTAAGTACATATAGTTATAGCGTGTCGCCTTCGTGTTTATTTTACGCAGGAAGTGTTGGACTATCAGTAAATGCTGATACAGTTGAGACGCTAGGCTACAACGTCAGAGACTGCATCGGGGTATCAAGTAACACAGGTTTGTGCGATGCAGGAAATGGTTTGACCGTGCTGAAAGGTACATCTATATACCGAGATATTAACGTGCTTGAGTATCAGGGGAACGCAAGTTTCGCTGGACTTAGCAACAGAGCAATACTAAACATTTTAGCAGGCGGGGACTCAGTGACATACACGACTAGGGTTGACTTTATAGGCGATACAATACTCTACAAGGGAGAGGCAGCAGTAGGGTCGGCTGAGTCTAGTGCTGTGTGGCGTATCGCTAAGACAACTTTTGCGGTTGATGGGGACATTGTAACTACTTGGGCATTGGGAACAGATACGTTTACAAATGCTTGGGCTGACCATTTAACAGTTTCTTATTCGTGATTGATAAATGACAGCCTATACTTTAGCAGGTTCTGGAACACTTCGGGATATCGGTAACGCCGCTATCTGGGGTGTGGCGACGGCTCGTGGGACTACTGGTGATACCATCGATACCAACGGTTTCAACTTTACACAGGACCAAGACAGTCGCTATGGATTAAGTGGGAACACCAGTGCGATATGGTCAACGCTCACTATCAACACAACGAAAGGTGGGCAACTTAACTTCGACGGGCGCTATGTGCGCATGATCCCATTTAATACGGGGTCTGGTACTATTACACTTGGAACATCTATCACAGTAGGCTCTGCAACGGCTAACGTTATCGGTATCTATTCTTCTCTGACAACGGCACCTGTCACTACGGCCGCAAGTGGGTGGATAAAAGTAACAAACTGGAACAGCGTCGCTTTCCCTACATCAGGTAGTTACACACAAGCTGGATTTACGTTCACTATAACAGGGGCATCCGTTGTAGGCTTCATTGAAGTTAATGGGCTTGAAGCTGCCACGATTAACGCAAACCGCCTTGGTTCGGTTAATATCACGGGCGAATGGTACGAGGTTGGAACTACCAATGGTGTATCTAACCAGACCATGCAGATTCCTAATAACGGATTAACTTGTTGGCACCCTGGCGTATTCATTGAAACCTCTGCCAGTTCGGGGGTGTTTGAGTTTTACCCAAACAACGGTGTGAATACCACAACCGGTGTGGAGGCAACGCGAGGCAAGGTGGTATGGATAGACACTACGGGTCTTGTGCGTATCGGAAACTCAGGAGCAGCCACTAACGGATACACACCTGTCACTGGGTTGCGTGTGGTAATTGGTAATGTGTTCTTCAACAATGTGGTTACAACCCTAACCGCCAACGTCATACCGAACGCAACCCTAGCCACCAGATATGACTTCACCACAACCGGCGGTGGGGTTGTAAATATCGATAAGTGTTCAATGGGGTGGTACTTATCCTGCTCACAAGCATACTCAGTTAATATAAGTAACAGTGGGTTCTCGGATGCGATACTTCTGTCTGAGACTGCATCTGCTATGACTATCACTAAAGCTGGGGTAGGTAACAAGCCGACTACTGCGCTGGCCACCGCCGCCCTCACTCTTCAATATTGTTACTCTGGCGGCACATTTACCGATTGTGTTTGGCAGAAGGTATCTGGGGCAGCGTCGGGTCAGGTTGTCACCATCACGGATATTGCTGGATTTACCTTTATCCGCGAAAAAACACAGTCGATGGTAATTATAGGCAGTGTGAGTGCTTTTTCGCACAGTATCACACGGGCGAAGAATTGCACTTGGACAACGCCTACAAACATTCTAGGCATGATGAACTTTATAACCTGTGACACGATTTCGGTTACGGATACCATTTATTGTAGTGCGCCGTCTGGTACTACGGTTACAACCTACGCGACCTATGTATGGAACCTATCGCTAACGAGTATTGACTGCACATTCTCAGGACTTACATGGCCGGTGGCAAACACACATGCCTACGCTGGTATTATGTCAGCGGCAACTGGATGCTCTAGGATTAAACTGCGCAACATCGGTACCTACGCTACACCACTGACGATGGGTAGCGCGAATATTTGCGGTATCGTCTACGCGGTTGCATCCAACTGTTCCAGCATCAAGATTCAGCGGGTTTATGTGTCTTCTACCCGTACTGGTATAATGTCTGGAGATAACTCAAGCCATGAAGTCACGGAAGAAAATGTGTGGGGGGACTACGCTGACGCCGTAGACGTGATGGCAATCCTGAATATGAAACGCAAGGGTATGGGCGGAACTGGTGCGCTGACGGGACAAGTGTCTGTCTATGGGACACACTTCTATGACGCACATACTAGTACAACGGCAGGTCGTATTGCCATTCAGATGAATGAGCCAACGTCGCTCACGACAGCACAGGTAACACTCGCTAATGGTGCAGCATTCACCTCTGCTGGCGGGCTATACATGCCGGTTATTGGTTATTCTGCTACGTTCGAGATGCCTGAGTATATTATAGGGCATACAGGATTTACAAACTCGGCACTAGTTATGGCAGGGGGTACAGCAACCAACTACACCTACGAATATGCCATTGACAAGAATGATGGCAATGGATTTTCAACGTTGACAAGTAGTGCGTACACCGCTACTACACTCGGCACAGCCTTGAGCGGTATTGCCGCTATCTCAGCCGTAAACGGATTCAAGCTAAAGATCAAGATTACAACCAGCACGACCAATACAACGGCAATCACCAGCGTCTATGTGCTTACGACTAGCACTGCCACAACGCAGGCTTATCAGTACCCATTAGATACAAATACTCTTACTTTTACTGGGTTGATTGCAGGTTCTGATGTAACTATAACGACAAGCGATACAAACACAGTAGTTGGTAGCATAGATCAAACAACACCTACGAGTTGGGGGTATGTTTATTCTGGAGCGCAAATAGTCGATGTGAAGATAATCAAGGCGGGATATGTACCGTATGTTATTTATGACTTGTCGCTAACTACGGTTGACTCGTCTCTCCCAATTTCACAAACTATTGATCGGGCATATCAATGAACCTTACAATAATGGTCACTACAGATAGACAGTTCGTTGGGGCGTCATTTACGGATAGCTACCCCATCATATTGCCGAACGGATTAGAGTTTACACCAGAATCAATCATAGAGTTGGGGTCTGAGAATTACCGACTCATCACAAGCAATTATATTATAGATGTTAAGGAGAATTAATCATGGCGAAAATCACGAACAAAAGCAGTTTGAACGTCGGTACAGAGCTGACAGTAAATACAACAACCCGCGAGATAACCTTGAACGTGGCGGGCAACCTCACTGCGAAGGAGGGGTGCACTTGGCAAAGTTTGTACTCTAAAATAATTCAACTATGGGAGTCAAGCACCTACAACGCTTTCCCACCACCTTTCTACACTATTGACGCGCTATCAGGGCAGTTTAATATTGGCTTTGATGGTACGCGATACAATACATGGACATTCGCAGGTAGTACACGTTTGTATCTACGAGATGGCGGCTGGAACGAATACACCGCAACAACCCCAGGAGCAGATGGTACATCAGCATCAGGTACTGTAAACTCAACTTACGCTGGTGTAGTATCTCTGGGTGCTGTGTCAACTGCGGCACAACTATACTACCAGAAAGATTCGGCACTTGGCGCAGCTATTAACTTCACCTACACAGATGCGGCTAACTTAGGCGTACAGGTTTATGGGGATGCAACCCACGGTAACTTAGCTAATGCAAACTACTTACAAGGTTTCTGCCGTGTCTACGGTAAGAAATATTCTAGCTCGGTTCTAGCCGATACTGGTAAATCTACTACTGGCGCGTATTTGATTAACTTACTGCTGGCTAACTCAGACGATTTAGATGCAACTGGTGTATATGCAGACATTATCACAACGCCTATCGCACCTTACGACAAGATGCGTATTAACTACTTCACATCTGGCTTCATCAAGAACGTTGATGGGGCAGGCGTAGCAGGTTCTGTCAACCACTATGGTATTGTTGTAGACATCGGTACTCACTCAGGCATAGATGGCGTATCAAACGGCACGACATCGTTTACAACAGCCGCAGCCGGTATCACCGGTGCAAACTTTACTGGCGGTACGTTGGTTGTGCATAGTGGTGCAGGTGCTGGAACATACACAATCAGTGGTACTCCGGCAGCGGGTACGGTGACACTTACCGGTTCAGTCCCTGCTGCATCTGGTGCAAGTTTTACGCTTAATCCAGCAACACCGTCAACAGCTACGCTACGCCAGATTTACTCTTTTGTCCAAGCGAAGTTATTGCAGCCAACAACTATCAACTCACAAGCGACTAGCGTTATCGGGAAGACTGCATCGCTGCTGATGAACTGGACAGCGAAGTTAGTATGCGGCGTATATGCCCCAACAAACCCTGCTGGAGGCGGTACAGGGGTATGCGTCGAAGGTGTGACGGATGCGGATATCAACACCATTCAGTTCTACGACAATACTGCGGTGCTGCGCGAATACCCTTATGCTTCCGCCGGTGTACTTAACTTCTCAAGTAACTTAGTTGGCGGTTGGTACGTGCTGTATTACTCAGATCTTACTAGCACGAATGACTGGGGCACATCTACGGCAGTTATCGTAAGAAATAAGAGTAACATAGATATTTCTGGTACAATCGGCTCATCTGCAATCGCGTTTAACTATGACTATAGTGGGCAGACAGAATCTGGGAAGCGTACTGGCGGTACAGATACAGCGGTAACTCTTGTGGCGGGACACTCAGGATTTGCCAAACCAGTTGTGGTAGCCACCAGTGCGGCTGGCGGCTTGACAGCATCGAAAACAATTAGTATCTCTGCGGTTAGCGAGACCGACAGAGCTTTCATTTAAAAACCAATGACTTAGGAGCAACAAATGGCTGACCAAAATCTAAGATTCCCACCGGACAGCACCGGCAAGCGTGTAGCACATACAGCATATATGGATATCGACTTTACAAGTGGAACGATACCATTTGTAGTTGGTGATACAGTGACAACGCCGTCTACAGGGGTTTCTGGTGAGGTTATAAAGGTAACTGGTAGCGCTTCTACAGGGACGGTTTACATCCTTTTAGAGAGTGGCTCCCCTGCGGCTGTCAATAGTGGTGAAGCATTACAAGTAAATGCTGTCACAAATGCGCTGACTTCTGGAACTGGCACCGCTATATATGACCAGAACGTAGTCATTGTCGGCGGCAATAATCCTAAATATGGTCAGTCGGTAGATAACATAGGGGCAGCATTCGTAAGGTTCGCCGAAGGTTCTCCACAGTTTGATGCCTTCGGCAAATTACAGGTGAGCCAACAACACAAATTGGCGGAATACATCCCCCATTACGATACATTACCGAACGACTTTAGTACTGTATTAACGGGTGCTGGTTCGCTTACACACCTGCCAAACGTGTCTGGTGTACGCCTATCTTGTGGCACAGCATCTGGGGATTCAGTGCAACGCACAACCGATGAGTATCATGTGTGCCAAGCGGGGGTATCGCATTTAATCGAATTCACAGCAGCTCTCGGTGACACTGGCAAAGATAACGTGACACGTCGCTTTGGCTTATATGACGACGATAATGGCGAATTTTTCGAGATGCAAGGCACAACGTTCAACATCGGATTGCGTTCAAAAGCAACAGGCACTGTAGTCGAAGAAAGATTCGCGTCAACCACGTGGGATGGTGACCGTCTGGATGGTATAGGGGATGCGCATAATCTATCTGGATTTATGGTAAATCCAACGAAGAATAACATCTACTGGATGGATTACCAGTGCCTAGGAGCAGGGGCTGTCCGTTTTGGTATTATCATAGATGGCGTGCGTATTGTTTGCCACGAGTTAGGTACTGATAATAATCGTACCCAGTCCTACATTAGTACGGGGTCGTTGCCTATAAGGTACGAACAAATAAATACAGGCACATCAGCATCTACAAGCGAGATGAGCGTATTTTCCTCAGTAGTAAAAACCGAAGGGGCATTCACCCCAGCCACAGCTGCATTTACAGATAACTCATCGGCTAGTGTTACAACGACAACCGCAACTCCAATAATGGCTATTCGTGCATCGCAGACATTCAATTCTATCAATAACCGATCGACGATATACCCTAATAGTTTCACTATATACAATGGTGCATCTTCTGGGCCAATATTGTTTGAACAATGGAGGGGTGTAACAGCCGCCGCAGGATCATGGGTTTCCCACGGAGGGGACTCGGTAGCTGACATTAATAAAACATTGACAGGCATATCTGGCGGAAAAAGCAGGTTTTCTACAATCGTAGGTGCAGGTGAGTCCAAGCAGATTGATTTAAAAACATTCAAAGAAAATCGTAGCGGTATTAGGCGTAAGGCAAATATCGCGGAGTGGGTAGAATTGGCATTTACCGCAAAGCTACTTTCTGCCGGTGCTGGCGGCACGGTCACAGTAGTTTTCAATTGGGATGAGGTTAGGGCTTAATCAATGGCTTACGCGTTTTGGGATTACTGGGGGCTGTATCAGAAAGTAACCTTTGACGGTGAAAATAAAACAATCACTGTCAACGATGAAGTCACGTCCTTAAATATCAGGTCTGAACTTTATTCAGCATGGGTGCGATGGTTGGTGGTTGAACACAATACCTCGTACTATCCTGCTATGCGCTATACAGGGCTAGACATCATACCCGGCGGTTTTACTGGGGATACTTACTTTCTGATAAATGGCTGGAAGCTGCTTATTGATCTTAGTAAGGTATCGGTCGCAGGTGTCCTGTTCTCAGATGATTACCCATCAGCCTATTTCACACCTGCTATAGTGCAGCAATATCCGGCACAGGTCGCAGCCCTTGTCAACACGGTTACAAATACGCAGAATATCATAACAGGTGACCTAGCTACAATACCTTCGGCGGCTCAAAATGCTACGGCTGTTCGGGCAGAAATATCACCAGAGCTGGCCGCGATTATTTTGAACCTCGATGCCAAGTTGTCTAAGGCACTTACTAAAACGCAGTTCATAGGGCTGAAATAATGGCATTGATAGACACAGGTTTACGGAAGTTTACAGATGGTGGGGCACACTCGCTGCTGCAAGGTACGGATTCATCAGGAGTACCTAGAAACGTTCGTGTAGATACCGTCACTAATTCGATGATGACCATAGACCATGGGCACCACGAGGTTCATGATGGCGATGCCTATAGATACGCAGACTCTGTGACACTTGGTGCAGCGGCCATTCAAGATTATTTGCTTACGGTTGCTGATACCACAAGCTGGCCTCACTTCACATTCTCTGTGGACGGCACAGCTATAACTACTGTAGAGGTGTTCAGAGCTACTAACAAAGTAGGTACCACATTGCAGGCTACATTCAACGCCAATGAAAACTCTACGAATACTGCGGGCTTGACAATACACAAAGCCGTCTCTGGAGGTACTACAGATGGTACTAGACTATTTGTCTACTCTAGCGGAACAGCTTCAGGTAGCAGCAAGTCAGATGGCGCAGGCGTGTACGGGACTGAAAGAATACTCAAACAGAATACTAAATACATCATACGAATAACAAGTGGCACTACAGGTAACCTCTGTAACTTTAGAGCAGAGTGGTACGAGCATACCTCACTAACGTAACAGTTGCACAACATATAAAACAGTGGTATAAGCTCTCTTAACTAAATAGAGGGCTTTTTAATTATGGCAACTCCTGAAGGAAAAATTAAACTTCTCACCAAGGCGTTTCTAAAGTTACACAACATCCCAAACTGGAGTATAATACCTTCAGCTTTTGGCGCTACGACTGGACTTGCAGATATTATTTGCATCACTAAGACGGGGTTGTTCGTAGCATTGGAGATAAAGGCTGAGGGGAAGCGTAAGAACGTTACCGCTAACCAACAGAAGTTTTTAGACACTATAACAGCTAACAACGGGTATGCGATTGTAATATCTTGTGCCGAAGACCTTGCCGAGTTTGAGGCGTGGCTAAAATACAGGGAACTAATCTAAAATGTTCCCAACGCCATGCCGTTCACGTTACACAAACACCCTAAATGACTGAACAACTCCCCCTATCTACCGAAGACATCCCATTCGATCAAATGTTAGCCTACGCGATGGCAGAGAATCGTGTAGCTATGCTCAACAAACCATGGACTGAGAGCGAGTTATGCGAACAGTTTGACATTGACATCGGGCAACTACAACTCTTAAAACAATCAAAGAAGTTTGCCAAAGCTGTAACTATGGCGGTATCCGAACTTAAAAAAGGTTCAGGGGCTATAGAGACCAAAGCCAAGAGTTTGTTTGAGCTGTACACCGACGACTGGGTGCCAATGGTAATGGCGAATCCTGATGCAGCGCTCGCAGAGAAAGTTAAGATTTACACGCTACTCGGCAAGACTGGTAAAGTATTGCAAGAGAACGCGAAAACTATCGAAGGTCAGCAAGCTATCATACCCACGATCCACATCACATTAACCCAAGCCCCAGTCCTTCAACCACTTATGAAAGATATAAATGTCATTGACAACTAAAGAACTGCTACAGTACCTACCATTTTGTGTGACAGAACGTGAAGAATCGTTTGTTAGAGCACGTGCTGATGGACTATCTTGGAGAGCCTGTGAGGAACTACTGAGTGTCAACGAGAGAAGTGTTCGCAAAGGTATGGAGCGCATCAAAGCCCGTGCGGAATCTAAAGGTTTCTCACCAGATCATAGCATGACGCACCCTGTAGCAAATGCGTTTATCGCCAAGGGCATCTCAACACTTTACAATGCTGAGGGGGGTGTATCGGCTCAGTGGGTTAAGGCGACCTTAGACGATGCCAAGTATCAGGAACTTTTGAAAGAGGCTGCAAAAGCGTTTTCGGAAAGTATCCCGCCTGAAAAACCTATCAAGATTATTCCGCATACTGATGATACTCTACTTAACTTTTATCCTATCACGGATTTTCATCTCGGATCTAAAAGTTGGTCAATAGAATGTGGAGAAGATTGGGACTTGAAGATAGCTGAGGACTTACTTGTAAATTGGTTTGCAACCGCTGTCAGGCAGTCACCAGACGCATCTACTGGATGCCTAGCAATTATGGGCGATCAGCTACATACTGATGGGCTAGAATCACAAACACCTACTGGTAAGAACCTTCTGGATAGCGACGCGCGCTTCCAGCTTGTTGTACGTGTAGCAATACGTAGTTTACGTAGGATTATTTCTATGCTGTTGCAGAAACACCAACACCTAAATATCATTATCGCGGAAGGTAATCACGATATTGCGTCATCTGTATGGATGCGGGAAATGATGGCTTCCTTATATGCTAATGAGCCTCGCGTCAGTGTCAACGACTCACCCGATATTTTCTACTGCTACGAGCACGGACTCACATCGCTCTTTGTACACCATGGCCACCGAGTAAAGTTTGACAGCATTGATGACGTGATGGTATCTAAGTTCCGTGAAGTTTTCGGACGTACCAAATACTCATATGCTCATATGGGGCACTACCACCACGCACGAGTTAAAGAGTCTAATCTGATGGTAGTTGAACAGCACCGTACATTGACTGCCAAAGACTCTTACTCATCTCGTAGTGGTTATTCTTCTGGTCGAGATGCTAAGGTAATAACCTACCATAAAGAATATGGGGAAGTAGCGAGAATAACAATATCTCCGAAAATGGTTTATGCTGCGTAAACCAATGAGAAACCCCATAAGCTATTCTGTTAGGAAGTGCACCACGTGCGGCTATGTATATAAAATAGGTTCTGGGTGTAAGTTATGCGCGTCGCTCGGAGCAGCTAGAAGATATGTTGCTGACAAACCTAAATATAATAAAGCATCTGCGGCATACAAGGAAAAGGTATTAGCGAAAACGCCAGCAGAATACAGTCCAGAAACATTTAAGACTTGCACTACCTGCAAAATACCTAAAGTTATTGGGGAGTATTATCCAGCACTATTGGGAAGGTACTCGGTGGAGTCTATATGCAAGCTATGTTCGGCGGATTATGCAAAAGTGTATGCTGCAAACAATAAGCATGAATTAATTTCTAAGCGTTTGCGGGATAAAGATAAGCGTAGCGTGTATAAGGCTAAGTACTATGCTAAAAATAGAGACATGCTTATAGAAAAGAGCCGAGGGGTTTACGCTAGTTTATCTAAAGAAGATAAACACAATAGGCGGGCTAGGTGTTCCAAAGGAATGCCATCAAAAGTAAAAGCCACCAAACGTAAGTATAAAATAAAGCGTAAAAATTCGATGAGCAAAGCCTTTGTAAGCTGGGCTGACGATTTCATACTAGCAGAGATAGACGACCTATGCACGTTGCGCACAATATCTACTGGGTTTTCATGGCACGTTGACCACATAGTCCCACTGATTAGTAATTATGTTAGTGGGCTGCATTGGGAGGGTAACTTGAGCGTGATACCAGCTAGTGTGAACATATCAAAAGGTAATCACCACTGGCCTGACATGCCTATCTACACCACCCAAGATAAACACGAGTTGAAGTATTACAAATGGTTATCAGAAATGGCGAATCAAGTTGACAAACCACAAACACTATGATACAAGCACCATAACTATTTAAGGGGATCATATGGCTTGTAAATCAAAGAAAAAAGAATCGGAAATAGTCGATGGATAACCAAACGATGATTAACATACTAATGGGTCTTACCGCATTCTTTGGGGGTATTTGGGTTAGAGGGCTATCGGACTCTATGAAAGAACTTAAAGCCACTGACACCAGTTTGGCGGATAAAGTTCAAGGTATTGAACTACTTGTAGCAGGTCAGTATGTTACCCGCATAGAGCTAAAGGGATTTGAAGACGCATTATTTAAAAAGTTAGACCGTATAGAATCTAAGCTAGACGGTAAACAAGATAAGCAATAGGGGAAATACAATGGCAAAATATCAAAAACTTGAAGTGTCAGAGACCCAAGATACACAAGATACGCTGGTAGTAGACACTTCCCGTGATCGCGCAGTAGGTCGCTTGTTACAAGGTCGCCCGACACTGATTGACGATGCTATAGGTGAACGCCTAATGGCTGAAGGTCTGGCGGCAAAGACCGACGAAGGTTGGGTACGTGGTTGGAAATGGCATAATACCTACGGCGGCTAATCATGGCACTAGTTTCTGACCCATCGTTGGCAGGATTTAATAGTTTTTCAAGTGTCGCGGCTGCTGACGCATACCATGCTACCCGCCTACACAATACATCATGGACAGGTGCGCTAACCGCTACCAAAGAAGCAGCACTAATCTGGGCTACCCGTAACTTTGATTCGTTACAATGGCGGGGCGCTAGAACAGTTGTCAACCAGTCACACGAGTTCCCGCGTACAGGATTGTTTATTGATGGTGGGGACTATTGGTACGGCGCAGATGCCCTGTATAATACCTATATGTTCGATCCTGCAACGATACCTACATTTCTTGCCGATGCTACCGCAGAGGCTGCGATGTGGTTGATTGCCGCAGATCCTACTAAGACTTCTGATACTGCTGGTATTTCAGCCCTACGAGTTGATACAGTGGAACTTAAACTAGATAAGAATGATAGACCGTCATGGCTAAACAACTCAGTTAAAAATATTATATGGCGCTATGTTATAAACAGTAACCCATATCAAGCTACGATTGTGAGGGTGTAATGGGGCTTCGAGGAACAATTGCTGCTGCTGTAAACTCCGCCTTCTTAGCACTAGGGGATATACCTACGTCAGCGACTTATCGGAGAACTACTACAGTATACGTACCGGCGACAGGTACAAATACCTCAACTAATGCTGATACCCTATTAGCTAAAGTGATATTTCTAAGGTTTACAGAGCTGGAGCTATCTAACAATGTCGGACTACAAATTTCAGATGTTAAAATGATCGTTCAGCAATCATCGCTAAACGTATCACCTAACATAGCCCTAGATACTGTAGTTACCACAGCCAAAACATACAACATTGTCAACTTTAACCCAGACCCTTCAGGGGCTATCTGGACATTTCAGTTACGTTCTCCGTGATGTATGATATCCTTCAAAATAAATCCCGAATCACTTAAGAACCTTGAGGTTGCAATAGGTCGCAAGGTTGCCGAGGCTACTGCCATTACCGCATCAGTGGCATATAATGCTGCGATACACCAAGACGAGCCGCGCTGGTCAGGGTTATATAATGCCTCTTGGGATATAGCTATAGGTAAACCTAGTGATCGCGTGTTAGCCGCCCCATCAGTTAAGTTTGGAAAGCCTGATATTACCTACCAACCACCCTATAACAAATTTCAGGAGCCTTATTACCAAGCTCCATTTACACCTATATATGTAAGCAATACCGCCAAACATGCCTATAAGGTTGAGTATGAAGGTACAAGAACCCACCCGCAAGGTGGTTGGATGATTGCAGCTTACGCAAAGAATCAAGCACTACAAAAGTTTAAACTATTCTAGCTGTACCTCTTGACATGTAAGCTATTGTGTGGTACACACTACACATGGCTACTTCCGCGATAAACATTGCTATTGAAAACTTGTTCGCAACTGGCTGGGCAGCCACTACCGATATAAAGTATGACAACGCCCCTTTTACAGTCCCAGCGGTGTCTTGGGTAAGTATAGAGTGCTGGGATGGCGTGTCAAGCAAAGCGTCAATAGGTTCAGGTGCGCAGTTACGCAGATCCACAGGCACGGTGTTTGTAAATATTTATACACCGATAAATAAAGGTTCTAGGGCAGCTCGTGACTTGGCAGATTCAGTGCAGGATATCTTTAGGGACAAACAAGTATCTGGGATAACGTTTGAAGAGCCTGATGTTCGCAGGATTGGTGAGCAGTATTTTAGTATTAACGGTGTTCAGAGCACTACCCAATGGTACCAGATGATTGTGGCGATACCATATTTTCATGATATTGTAGTTTAAATTAAAGGAGTTTTAACATGGCAAATGCACAAGGTAATCTTACAAATCTATCATACTTACGCGAAGTTACTGAAGGTGTTACGCCTACTAGCAAGAAAATCGCCTTGCGGAAGACTTCAGTAAATATTAACCCTGCTATTACTACTGTATCCTCTACAGAGGTTCGTAGTGACCGTGGAGTATCCGATCTTGTACCGACTGGAGCATCTACATCAGGCGATGTAGCATTCGAGTATAGCCATGCCGAGTATGACCCATTGATTGAGTCAGCGCTTGGCTGCGCCCCTGTAACGCTGTATACATTGACTGCCGCAGATATTAGTTTTGCTTCAGCCGACAACTCTATCAACAGTGCAGCTTCTGGTTTTACTATAAACAGCTTACCTCTAGGTGGGTGGGTTAAGATCGTAGGCGCAACTAACAACGCAAATAACGGGGTTGCTAAGATTGTTTCAGCAACAACCGGTAAAATTGTAGTTAGCCGAAAAACATTAGTTACCGACACGGCAAGTGCGTCAACAACAATAAGTAGCAAAAATTATCGTAATGGTGTCTTACAGCCATCGTTCTCTATGCAGGTAGAATACACCGACCTCCCTAATATTTCGTATGTTAGTAAAGGTCTTTCCGTTAATACTTTAGCGCTTAACGTTGCTTCCGGTGCGCTAGTTACAGCTACCGCCGCCATGATCGGCAGAGACACTAGAGGCTCTATAATCTGCACGGGTTCTATCGCAACTACCGTGCTTACGGTGACTGTGGCCGCTGTAGCAAGTTTGAGTGTTGGTGACGTTATTTCTGGAACTGGTGTAACCGCAGGCACTACAATTACGGCATTCTTGACTGGTACGGGAGGCACTGGTACCTACACGGTGAGCGCGTCACAGACTGTGACATCTACAACGATAACAGCAGCTCCTGGGTTCGGCGATAACACAGCCGCCACTGCGTCTACCAACAACCCCATCTTGTCTGCGCAAGCTAACGTCGCATCATCTGGTATCTTTGAGGGTGGTTCGGCATCAACTACTACATTGTTTAAAACACTAAATCTATCAACTACAAATAACCTTCGCTCGCTGGACGCTATAGGTAGTTTGTATAGTGTAGATACCCAAAACGGAACATTTGGAGCAACTTTAACTATATCCGCATACTTTAATGAGCCTATGCTACTGGCAAAATTTTTGAATAATACCGCAACTAGCGTAGAATATGTATTGCAAGACAGTAGCGGAAATTACCTCATCGTAGATATGCCAAAAGTTAAATTTTCTGCTGGTACACGTTCCGCAGCTAGTCTGAACACCGACACTCTCGTGGATATGACTGCTACAGCGTTGATTAGCACAACATACTCACCTAACTATATGCTGCAACTATCTGTTATGTAAACTTGATATGTCTAAGATTAGACCCTCCGAGGAGGGTCTTTTATTTTGTGTAAATAGTTCTTGACAGCGTATAATTATATGATGTATAAACATGGCTGTTTCACCATACCCATAATTTAAGGAGCTTCACAAATGAATTTGAACAAGTTTAAAACAGACGGTAAGATGAGCCAAGAAGGAACTACAGTAGATATTGGTGATGGCGCATCTGTAACTGTGGCGCGTGCTGGCAACGAAAAATTTAATAAATCTCTTCGCATTGTTGCCAAAAAATTTGGCACCTCTTTCAAAAGTTTGGACAACGATAAGCTAGAGCGCGTAGTTATGGAGTGTTACTGTGGTACAGTTTTGCTGGGCTGGGCTGGGTTCACTAAGGATGGTGCGGATCTACCATTCACCAAAGAAACCGCCGTAGAACTCATGCTAGATAAAGAATATGTTGATCTACGTAAACTTATTGAGAACTTGGCAGAAGAGCCTGAAACATTCCGCAAGGAAACGATTGAGGAAGTTGTAAAAAACTGAGTGCGCATCTGGAATGGTCTATAAAGTATGGGCCATCTTATAAACTGGCTCAGGAAGCGTATGAGTTATTTAAAGATGAACCTACCTATAGGCGACCAGATGTGCTAAACACAAAGCCTGAGATTGGATTGCTAGATGCCTACTACTTAAGTGAGTTTTATACATTAGGTACAGAACGTGTCAACGCAATGTCAGAAGGTGCGATACCTGTTACACGGATAACGCAACGTGCCAAACATGTAGGTGATGATGACCCAGAGATGTATGAACAAATACTCTTGGCGGTTGATAGAGACTATTTGAATATGCGTTACGAAGAATCAGAAAGGAAGTCAAATGCAGCGAAATAAATACGATTGGGGAAGCCTCGTCAATGTTGGGGATAGTTTTACACTTACTGAGGCCGAGCATGGCGCAGGGTACAAGTTTGCTAGGCAGCTTGTATTTGCGCGGAACCAAACATGTAAGCGCCAAGGTTTAGAGACCCGTTATAAGTGCGCAAAAGTTGTTGAGGGTATGAAGATTTATAAGTCGGCTTAACCTTGAACACTCCTGCCAACCACCCTAAACTTATAGGGTGGTTTTTCACGTTTTAAAATGTTTGTCAAATCAATAAATATGTGATATAAGCGTGGTAATTTATCAGAGGCTAATTTTATGGCTGGCACAAATAACGAATTAGAGATTTCGATAGTAATTGACCCATCTAAGGCTCAAGCGCAGATGGTTGCGGCTATCGGCACGATTACTCGCACAGCGGATGATATATTTGAGAAGTCCCAAGCACGCAAAGCCACCATGTCGTCCGCCGCTAACAAGGCTATAGCACAGTCTGACATATTAGCACAAAAAGAAAAGTTGTTGCAGATGGTTACTAATTCTGACAACTATAGTAAACAAGAGATATCAAATCAAAAAGCAAAAATATCTGCGATGATGTCGCTGGATAGAGAGTACACACGCGCGTATAAATCGGAACTAGCTATCAGAACTCAAGATGCTAAAACCGCAGCAGCACAACTGCAAGCAGCTAACGCATCTTCCCCGCAAGCCCGTGTAGCTGGGTTACTAGAAAGCCACAATGCCGGCTTACGCATCGCCAAAGACAATTTAGCACAGCTTGAAGCCCAAGGAATCCGTTCTGGAGTCGTATTTGATAAGGCTGCTACAGCTGTTAAATTGTTTGAGACCGGTAATGCTAGAGGCCGTGGTGAAGTACAAAAACTTGCGGCATCCCTTGCGTCTCTGACATTTGAGGTTACTGGTGCAATATATGGATTTACTGCTCTCGTCGCACTTATAGGCGGCCCAGCTTTATTTGGTATAGCATCGTTGAAGCGTATAGAGGATGCGCAGACTGGTATAGCTGGGATATTACTTTCAATGGCAACACTAAATGGAGAAGCACTTACATTCGGTCAAGCATGGCAGGTATCTGGGCAGTATGTTAAGGAGATCCAAAAAGACTCTTTAAAGTACGGTATTGAGCTTGGAAGACTTACTGAGGTGAACCAAGCCGCAATTTCTGGCGGTCTTACAGCACACCTGAACCTTACGCAAATACGTCAAGTTGCTACTGCTGGTGCTATCGCGGTCTCCTCACTTGGACTTAGCTCGCAGCAGTATGTACAAGAGGTAAGGGATCTTATTTCTGGCGGAATTCAACCTGCCTCAAGTACCTTGGCTAGATCTATAGGTGTTACTGATGCGATACTTAAACAGTGGACAAATGAAGGCCCCGACGTTCTTGTTAAGATGCTAACTGAAAGACTACAGGGTTTCATAGTAGTTGCGGAAGAAGTTAGAACTAAGACGCTAACAGGAGCGTGGGATGTCCTTCAATCAAGGCTGGGGTTACTGTTATCAGACAAGGAGGGGTTCGGGGCGATAAAATCAGCAGTTATAGATCTTGCCAACTATTTAGGTACAGTAGATGTAGACGGTACACTAAAGTTAAACCCAGAAGTGTCAAAAGCTGTGGAAGCATATTGGTCAGTAATAAAAGCTATTGGCAGTGCGTTCCAAGTTGTGTTTACTATCGTAGGGGCGTTAGCTCCAATATTTGTAGCACTAGACAGGCTAATCTCTAAACTAATAACCCCGATAACTATAATCGCTGGATTGTGGGTCGGGCTATTTTTAGCCGATGCAGCAATATCTCAAGTAACTAAACTAGGTGAGGCATTGCTATCTCTGCGGGGTATAATAGTAGGTAATACAGTAGTTAAGGTTGCTGACACCGCAGCTACACTAGCACAAGCCGATGCTCACGTAGTCGCATATACAGCGCAACTAACGGGCATAGAAAAGGTAGGTCGCGCAGCAAAGGGGGCTGTTGGGTTGCTTGGTGCTGGCGGTGTAATTGGTGCGGTTGTGCTTGGTGCTTATGTTCTCGCAGACCACCTCGGGTGGATTGACTCAATAAGTAATAAACTAGGTGACTTTTTTAATACTCAGGAGTCCCGCATACGAAAATTAAAAAATCTTGCTGGTGCTGGGGCAGCAGGGGGGTTTATAAATGATGCTATAGCAGAACAGGCTAGTCGTCAGAAGTCACGCGAGGCGGCGGTTACGAGTTCGTCGGCTTTAGATGCACTGGGGCTTAATAGTTCCGGTAAAGATTCTTTAGAGCAGCAAGTAGCAGCTGCGGATAGACTACTATCTATAGATAAAGAAAAATTAGGTGTGCTACAGAAGCAAAAGGAAGTTGAAGACGCCGGTAGTAAATATAGATTCAGTACTGTTGATAGCCGTATTAGAGATGAAAGGGCAGCGCAACTAGCTATAGAAGTTGAGACTTTAGAAATATATAAAGAAAAAATACAAAGTCAAGTAGACTTGAATGAGGTAACTGGTAAATTGAAGCCCGCATTAGAGGAATTGAAAGCGGCGTACGATAAAATAAACCCTACTTCGAAAAAAGAAGCTGCTATTGCAGAAGCTAATAAGCTACTGACCAATGTTGGTAATGAGGTTGGCGGAAAGCTAACTAGCGGCAAAATAACTCGTGCGGAGGCCGACAAACTGCTTACCGAGGCTACAAAATATTACGACTTCCTTATTAAAAAGGCAAACGAGCTTGAAAAAGTAGAAAAAGATAACTATAAGTCTAAGTTAGGTCAGCTAAACGCAGAAATAACTGCTAGGCAGGATTCTTTTGATAAGTATGGCGTAAACTTGACTAGGGTTGAAGTAGAGTGGGCAAAAATAAACGAGAAAGATGTATGGAAGAACCTAACGCCGCAGCAAAAAGCACTTGAGACGGCTAACTACGAATTGGCGCAGATATCTGCACAAACAAAAGATATCACAGAAGCCAATTTAGAATCAGAAAAAATAATAAGTAATATAAACTTACTCCAGAAAGATACGGCGGAGCAAAAACAATTTGAAAATAGTTTGTACACTATTAGCAACAATCTGTTTGGTGTAGAAAACGCCAATGCCGAAATAGCATTAGCACTCCGCAAGGAAGCTGTAGCACTAGAAAAAGAATTATTAGATATTGTAAATAATCCTAAGTTTAGAGGGGACGACCAGAAAGCTGCTAGAGATAAGGCACTGATAGCCGCTGCTAATGCGTCTGAGAATAGATCTACTCTTTTACCAAGTGAGCTAGAATTGGCAAAATTCCAAGCCAACGTAGCCAAAATATCATCCGCACTTTTTACGGGGGTACTTACGCCTGGTACCGATATACTTACTAACATTGTTAATAACTTCGGCAAAGCATTATCTGCAGCCATAAATACGTCCCTTAGCAGTGCTGTTACAAGCATTGTAAATGGTAAGGATATAAGCGGTACAGACCTTGTTACATTGGGTATAGGTATTGCGTCTAATTTATTATCTAGTTCTGCCTCAGTGGCTGAGATAGCATCCGTTACTGCTAGCGAAGTCCAAAAACTACAAGGTACAGGGACTGTGCTAGGCAGTCTTACTGAGCAGTCAATGTCTATATCAAACTCACTTACTAGTTTGCAAGAAAATACGTTAGTTACCAGCAAGTACTCGGCAAGCATGGCTAAAAGTTTGAAATCTATAGAGGCTTCTACGGCTGGGTTTATTGCCATAGCAGCTATAACTTTGGGGGGAGATATAGCGAAAAATCTAAATGTACCTAGAGCATCTACTGGGAGGTACGCTGACGGAAAAAGTGAGTTTGATCTTACTCTGCAAACTACGGTCGACCAAGGGTTTAGAGCTGGGCTAGATATAATAACATTTGGTCTAGCAGAATTCTTTGGGGGGCCTAAACTAGCAGGGAAAATAACCGATTTTTTACTTGGCTCATCGAAGTCTAAAGTCAGTGATACAGGTCTGATAATCCAAGGTACAATTGAGGCATTACGAGCTGGAAATGGTATATCGCAATATGTTTCTGGAATAACAACAACGCAGTCACTTGGAGGTCTGCGATCAAACGACACTACATTTACTAATACCTCAAACGTTACTGGCGGGCTAGCTGAAGCTATTGGTAGCATATACTCAAATATAGCGGACTCGCTAACTACATTGGCGGTTAGTTTTGGACAAGATGGATCCGGTGTCACAGATACTATAAATAAATTTCAAACTTCTATTGGAAAACTTAGCTTAGAGGGGCTTAGTGCAGAAGGTAAGATAAAGGCACTTAACGCCGCTATAAGTAAGGACGCAGACCTATTAGCGGCTGAGTTATTCCCATCATTTGTACATTTTCAATTGGCTGGAGAAGGGCTTTTCCAGACAGTTGTTAGGGTTGCACAAGAAGTAGATAACCTAAACTATTTTTTCAAGTCTCTTGGCAGAGAAGCAAACATTACCGCCGAACGTGCTGATGCGCTAACGCAAAAACTAGGGGGTATAGCATCCGCTACAAGTAAGTATAGGGCATTCTTAGATGGTTTTGCACCGTTAGACGTTACTCTCGCTAATGCCACTAGTGCGCTACAAGCTCTTGGGTTTACTAACTTAGAAACGTTAACCACAACTGAGCAGTGGTGGGCGTTTCAACAGATGGCCACTGACGACCAATTAGTTGCTATACTAAATAATATCCCTGCGATACAAGCCTATATATCCGCCACGACTATGCAGACGCAAGCTACCTCACAGGCGACTGCAGCTTCGGCCGCCGCAGCGGATGCGCTAGCTGGTTTGATAAAATCGTTCACAGACGGCTTCGCCCCACTAGACGTTGTAGTGTCGAATACTACAGACGCGCTGAAGCAATTAGGGTTTACAAACCTAGACCTACTAACAACTACCCAGAGCTGGTGGGATTTGCTGCAATCATCAAATGAAGATCAGCGCAACGCAATTTTAAATAACCAACCTGCCATACAGGCATACATCGCCGCTATAGATAAGCAGACTCAAGCTACCTCAGATGCCGCAGCAGCATCCGCTACCGCAGCGGATGCGTTAGCTAGTTTGGTAAAATCGTTCACAGATGGCTTCGCCCCATTAGACGTTGTAGTGTCGAATACTACAAACGCGTTGAAGCAACTAGGGTTTACAAACCTAGACCTGCTAACAACTACCCAGAGCTGGTGGGATTTGCTGCAATCATCTAACGAAGATCAGCGCAGCGCAATTTTAAATAACCAACCGGCTATACAGGCATACATCGCCGCTGTAGATAAGCAGAAAACAGCGTTGGAAAGTTCTGCAGCGGCTATAAAAGCTGAAACAGATGCCAAAGTTGCATCTGCTCAGACTGCCTATGACGCATCCAAATCTGCATCTGATAGTCTCAAGGCTGTTGCTGTATCTATCAGAGAATTAATAGCCTCGTTGGGTAGATCTACAGTATCTAGCTTGCTCGAGAGTTTCGACGTTATTAATACGTTAGCTGCTAGCGGAGATACGTCTGCTCAAGGAAAGCTCAGTAATGCCGCCACTGGTTATATAGCAGCGGCTACAGCTGGGGCTAGAACACAGTCTGATGTTGACAGGGCCACTGCATATGTTAAAAATGCGCTTGAAGCAACCGCGAGTGGTATCGAGGCTACTGTAAGCTCCGCTGATGCGACACTATCTGCTACACTAGCGTCAAACACATTTCTTAAATCTATAACCACCAACACAGCCGCAACAGCTAATAACATAGCTACACTAGTAACATCGCTTGGTTTATTAAGTACGACTGTCATAGCAGTCCCACCAGTACCTAGTTTCGCTGTAGGGTCAAACTATATCCCTACAGATATGATGGCACAACTACACCAAGGGGAGCAGGTAACCCCGCGCGTGTATGTTGATAAAGAGCGTGGTGAGCGGGCTGAAACAAATAACTTACTTGAGGCGTTACGAGAAGAGCTACGTGCTATAGGCATACCGCTAGTACAAAATACAAAAATAACCGCTAAATTATTGAAGCAGTTTGATAGTGACGGTTTACCAGAAACAAGACTTGTTTCTGCCTAATTAAAGGTTACCTATGAAGATTATACGCCCATTCAAAATAACTGACCAATCTTTAGTGTCGTGTAACATACCAGAGGACGATTATCCTGTCTGGCTGTCTAGTACGACATACGGATCTGGGGAGTATGTAACTGTAGCCAACAAACTATTATCTGCTACTATATCTATAGGAAGCCCTACGGTAGTAACTTCAACTACGCATAGCCTCCCTAACAATACCCCCATAGTATTTAGAACTACTGGAGTATTACCAACTGGAATATCTGCTAATATAATATACTACGTTGTGAACGCTGCCACTAATACTTTACAAATTAGCCTTACTTCTGGTGGTGCCGCAATAGCTACTAGTGGCACTCAATCGGGGATACATTCATTGTTCTCACTGTTATCCCCAGTGTCTTCTGTTGTTGGTATATCGCTATCTTACACATCTTACGTTGTAGACGGGTATGTAGTGAGTGGGTATGTAGAGACTGCTTTTGTAGGTGGCGCCAATATTACTTGGGTAGGCCATGGGTTTTTAGATGACGATAGGGTTACATTATACTCTACTGGGTCTATGCCTACAGGACTGTCTGCGGGGGTATCTTACTACATTACTGCGGTTTCCACTGATAGCTTCCAAGTAGCCCTATCATCGGGTGGTGGAGGGGTTGTTACGACCAGTAGCGGTACAGGTACATTTTATGCTGCCGTACAATATCATAAGACTTACCAGTCTCTAACCTCGTCTAATATAGGGTTTACACCACATAAAAACGCATCTAAATGGCTAGACCTAAAGGATAATAATAGATGGAGAGTCTTCGACGATTCTATTACATCATCTTCCATAAATGCAAACTCTATTGAGTTCTCTGTACAAACTACCGGTAGAATTGATTCTGTAGCGCTGCTTAACGTTGAGGCAGGGACGGTCACTATATCGGCCTATGACTCAATTGAAGGGCTGGTGTATGGCCCGATAACAAATTCTTTGATTGACACATCTACAGTTAGCGACTGGTACACATACTTTTTTGAACCTATAAATTTCAGATCCTACTGGTACACATCGTCTCTCCCGCTATATGCAAACTTATTAATAACTATCGAAATAAGAAGTGATGGTAACAATGCTAAGTGCGGCGGAGTAGTGTTAGGCACCGTAAGAGACCTTGGTCTTACTCAATATGGGGCTAGTGTCGGTATCGTTGATTATTCTGTAAAACAACGAGACGATTTTGGAAACTATAGTGTACTAGAAAGATCTTTTAGTAGGCGAGGTACATTTACTGTGCAAATGCCAGCTTCTTCCGTAGACCCTACAGTAGCTATCCTTTCAAAATACAGAGCTACCCCATGCGTGTACATTGGGGCAGATGATTATCAATCTAGTATAATATATGGATTTTACAAAGATTTTAGCGTGGATATAAGTTATCCGACTCTTTCAATATGCTCTTTGGAAATAGAAGGCTTGACATAATAAAATATACATGATATATAGTAGGTAATTTAAGAGGGCTATATGGCAATTACACCACTACCAACACCGCCAGCAAGATCAATGACCAGTGAGGCGTTTGTAACTGCGGCAGATGCGTTCTTAGGTGCGCTTCCTGTATTTCAGTCGGAGCTTAACGCTACCGCAGCGGCCTTAGATTTAAACAGCACGACGGACTCAAGTTCGTCTAGCGTTTTAATAGGTTTGGGGACCAAAACATTTGTGGTGACAGCGGGTAAATCTTTCCTGCCTGGTATGTACTTAGTTTTTGCTGACACCACCGCCCCAGCTACAAACTCAATGGTGGTACAGGTTACTACTTACAGCGGAACATCTCTTGTTGTAAGTAGTAAAAGTTCTCGCGGAAGCGGTACTATCGGAACATGGCAGATAAGTTTGTCAGCCGCCCCTGCCGATATTGCTGCCGATATTGCTGCCGCTACTGGCAAGACTACCCCAGTAGATACCGATAAGTTTGGTATGTGGGACACGGTTAGTACGTTGCTCAGAAGCACTACGTGGGCGAACATTAAAACAACGATGGAGGCATATCTAAGTGGTTTGACAACTACTTGGGCTATAAGCACTTCTGGTAGAGCAGCTACGGTAACAACAAATGCTAACTTGACGGGGGGCGTGACTTCGGTTGGTAATGCAGCGACTGTGGTGACCAATGCTAACTTAACTGGTGGCGTGACTTCGGTCGGTAATGCGGCTACTGTAGTTACTAATGCTAACTTGACGGGTGGCGTGACTTCGGTAGGTAACGCTGCGACGGTGGTGACTAATGCTAACTTGACAGGGCATGTAACCTCTACAGGCAATGCTACTATTCTCGGATCGTTTACTAAAGCGCAGTTGAACACTGCCATTTCAGATGGTGACGCAGTTTATGCAAACGACACGCCAGCATTGGTTGGTACTAATTTTACTGGTACAGCAGCAGGGTTAAGCATTGGCGGTAATGCTACTACTGCTACTACTGCCACTACTGCAAGTGGCGTAATATCCATCCCAAACAGAACCGATACGGCCTACTATCAGACTTGCTGGAATAACAAGGCTGGCGGCGATAATACCATTTATTCGTCTGCAAACGTCACCATCAGATCGTCTGATGGGTCAATAAAAGCTGGTCCAATATTTGATGGCAATCAGCGTGTTTACTCTGGTACTAACCCCAGCACGCGATACACTTCAGGGCCGCTTGGTGGCAGTGCATCTGTACAGTTCTCTCTTTCTGTTAACTCAGAGTCAGGCTTAGGGCCGAAGAAGGTCGCATTGTCCTTCTCAGGGCTTACTGCGTCTGGCGTTGACACTAGTTACAGAATCAGGCTGAATGGGGTAACTAGTGGGTATTTCTCGGTTTGGGAAATTATAGGTGTCGCTAACGAAACTGCTACAAATGGGTTTAATATGCTCTGTGGTACTGGCTTTACTTGGCATGGAATGATGATACTAGAAAAAAATACATTTGATGGTACGTGGCAGATGAATGGAACCAAAGTAACCAGCACTGGAACTTTGTACATTGATCGCTATGTCGGAAAATCGCCAGACGTAGGTGAATTATCATCGATCACGATAACTACGCTTGCTGGGTCAGTGGCCCTTTCTGGGAATGTCGGGATATCTTATACATACTAAAGTTTTCATAGACACCCCCTGTAAGAGTACACATTATACACAATGTAATTATAATTGTAAAGAAAGATAACTATGGCAGTAACATCACGCGCAGTAAAAGGCTCTAACCTTACTTGGGATGAGTTGGATGCTAACTTTAGTGGGGATACTACTAAACAATTCTCAGTAGCAGCAGCGACTTCGCAAACCCAAGCCATAGCAGGCTCTCAATTGTTTGGGTTTCGGAATAAGGTTATTAATGCTGGTATGGTTATTGACCAGAGGAATTCTGGGGTAGAGATTAACCCCGCCGTATCGTCAGCATATTACCTTGACAGGTGGCAAGCTACTCTAACCACTGCTAGTAAATTTAAAATAGGGCAGAATGCTGGTGCAGTAACCCCTCCTGTGGGGTTCTCAAAATATATGGGGATGACATCGCTGTCAAGTTACAGCGTCATATCATCAGACATTTTTTTGGTTAAGCAGCCAGTAGAGGGGTATGCCATAGCAGATTTAGCTTTCGGTACATCTGGTGCTAAAACCGTAACTGTATCATTTTGGGTTTATTCCAGCATAACAGGCTCCCATAGCTTTGCATTAGTAGGGGGTAGCTCTAGTGGTAACGTTAGGAGCTACCCGCAAGCATATACAATATCGGCGGCTAACACTTGGGAGTTTAAAACAATAACTATTCCGGGCGATACTGGTGCTACTGCTTATGACTCATCTACAGGTGTTGGGCTTCAATTACGTTTCGGTCTTGGGATTGGTTCCGGTAATACTGGTACTTCTGGTTCGTGGTCAACTAATAACTGGCAGGGTTCTTCTGGGTGCGTATCTATTGTCGGAACTTCTGGAGCGACTTTTTATCTAACAGGGGTGCAGATTGAAGCGGGGCCTCTTGCTACTACATTTGAGCAACGACCTTATGGGTTAGAGCTTACTTTGTGTCAGAGATATTATGAAACATCTGGTACAAATACTTATTTGCAAGCAGCGGCGGCGGGTTTTTCAAGTGGGTCGTATACTCTTGGGGCTATTAACAATTTTTTCCAATCATATAAGGTTGTAAAAAGAGCGGCGCCTACAGTTAGGGTGTGGAGGGCGGGAACCGCTAATGTTATCAATGTCGCAGGGTCTGCGCCAGCAGTATCTGGTATATCTGCTACAATATCTCAGTTTAGCTTTATTGTCGCGGCCGCAGGGTCCGGTCCAAATCAGTCCACAAACGACTTTGATTGGGACGCGTCTTCGGAACTATAAGGACACATCATGTACAAGCTAAACCAAAACTCAACAACAATCACCCGTCTATCAGATAACGCAAGCATTCCAACTGACCCAGCGAATAGTGATTACCGAGAATACCTTACTTTGCTATCAGACGGCTACATACCAATACCCGTTGACGTTCCAACACTGGATGATATCAAAGCTACACAGATAGCAATCTTGACAGCCGCGTGTGGGGCTGAAATTCTCTCAGGTTTTACATCAATCGCCCTTGGTGCAGGTTACACTTATCCAAGCAAACACAACGACCAAACTAATTTAATTGGTGCGGTTGCTTCAGGACTTCCTGTTAAGTTCTGGGCTAAAGATACTGCCGGAGTTTGGAGCAGACCCCTACACACAGCAGCGCAAATCAAGCAGGTTTTAGTTGATGGTGCAACTACTTATCAATCCTTATCCGCGAAGTTGCTTGATCTGGTGACTACCATAAATGAAGCTACAACAGCGGCAGCGGTTCAAGCTGTGGTATGGTAACAAATATAATAATTTCAGACATAAGTATGGATCCACTGGTTTTCACAGTAGTTCCGCAAAAATTGACTCACCCCTTTCGATAAATCACATTGTGACAAAAAAAATGAAAATTACTCAAACCCGCTATAACTTTGGACAAGACTTCACACTAAGTAAACTATTTATAGATGATGTGTGGTTTAAAGGCTGCCCATATATTCTTGAAGATACGGTCAGGGAAATTACAGGTACCCCCGTTGCTCAGTGGAAGGTTAAGAATGAGACTGCAATCCCTGTAGGTACTTATGAAGTCAAGAAAACTTGGAGTGGTAGGTGGTCTCAGTTGATGTGGGAGGTTACTAATGTTGCGGGGTATGCTGGTATTCGGATTCATCCAGGGAATACTTCCCACGATACAGAAGGCTGCCTTATAACAGGCAAAGAACGAGACGAAACTCATGGCGAGGTGTCAGGAAGTCGTACTGCACGGGATGCGCTCTATGAGAAAATGGAGCAAGCTGCTAGTCGTGGTGAGCATATTTATTGGACTGTGGAAGGTTTGCCAAAATGAAAGACATAAGTATAGTATCGTTTCTGATTGTTCTAGCTCTACAGTACATTGGCGTACTACGCCACTGGTTTAATTTAAGAAGCTCAAAGCGCACTGGGGTTTCATTCTTTACATATCTTGTATTCGGTGATAAAAAGAAGCAGGGTGCTAAATTATTCGGTATATTCGGCTCAACACTTCTGACATGTCAGGCCGGTATTGGTGATTGGGTAAATCCTCAAGTATTGTGGCAACAATTTGCTAATAGCAACTCTATAAATATAGAAGCTCTACTAATGGCGGGTATGTTTATAGCTGTCGGCTATGCTTTCGATTCTGAAGGCAATAATCCAAAAGGTTGATCGTGACCGAGCAAATAAAATATGTGCTAGGGTTAGCTTTGATACTCCTTCTAGTAGCCTCTGGATGGTACACAAGAGGACTTTACGAAGACAGTGTAGACCTAAAACTAGAGCGTGTTCGAGACGTTGCAGCGGCTTCGGCGGCAACTGAGATAGCTAAGATAAAAGTTGAGAACAAGACGATATATAATAAAACTCTTGAGAAAATTAATACAGAAGTACAATATCGTGAATGTGCTGCCGATACTACGATGATGGACTTGACCAATAAAGCTATAATGGGGGCAGCATGGAAATAATATTGTTATTATCATTGGCATTGGGCTTTGGCGGGGGGTGGTTCCTAAAATCCCCTACTCAGCTCGACTGTGTTGATAAGTCGTTGTCTACTGTTTCTTGCCCTGAACCTACTCCGCTAACCGATGCTACATTCGGCGGGCATATCTTGAAGGTTCAGGAACTTGGTGGGCAGTACCGTGAGTGTCGCAGGGCTTGCTTGAGTAAATAGTGGTAGGTGACTTCCTTAACACTACACAGAAAAATTGGAGACGAGCCACAGAATCGAACTGCGATAAACGACTTTGAACGCCGCCGCACTACCCTTGTGCTAACAAGTCTTAAATGGGTGCTGGTATGGCCTATAATAGACTAATTTGGAAACTTACGCTCATGCCGAGCTACCTAATCGGGATACCAGCAAAACTATCAAACTTTACTAAAATTTACTAACATTTCAATCTTATCAAAACGGATCGCCATTAGCAACTACTTTCTCACTTGCTTCCGTTATCCGTGCCTTAGCAATCTCAAAATACTTGTCGTCTCGCTTGATGCCGATGAAGTTCCTTCCGGTATTCATGCAAGCCACGCCAGTTGTACCACTGCCCATTGTGTTATCTAGCACCCACTCGCCTGCGTTGGTGTAGGTCTTGATAAGATACTCGCAGAGAGGTACGGGCTTTTGGGTTGGGTGTTGTCTATTTTTTGGGTCGTGCGCATCAAATTCTAAAAGTGTTGTAGGGAATCTGGTGGTATCTCCTCCAACATAGTTACGCTTATTTTTTCCGTGGTAGAGTACGCCATTGGATGCCCCTATTGCCGATTGTGTGGGTATGTGCCCGTCAGTCTTTTGAGGATTGTAAGTACCTTTCCCGAATATACAAATGTCCTCGGTATTACGCAGGGGCATTCTTGAGGCGTGTAAAAAATTAGTGGAAAAATTCTTATTCCAGACCCAAGAGTATCTATAGCCCCCCCAAATTAGAATGTATGAGTTCTGTAGTGAATGGCTGCGATGAAAATAAAACAATACTCCCTTTGCATAGCCGCTTATACTGCTCCCACAATGGTTCAAATGGTATCACAGTGTCCCACTTACATGCAGTTGTACCATACGGTAGGTCGCACAGAATCATATCAACACACTTATCAGGTAGTGTAGCCATCAGTTCAAGGGTGTCGCCTTGTTTTAGCTTAAATGTACTCAAAACGGATCGCCATTAGCAACTACTTTCTCATCAGTCTGCCTAAGTTTAATAACCTGCAACTGTGCGCCGCCACTCATCTCTCTATGGTTCAGGTCAATTAACCAGCACGGTAACTGACCAGTCTTGAGTGTCTGAGATCCTGCCGACAACACTTTATCAGTCTTCTCACTGAGCAGTATCTTCTTGTTCATCAACTCAGCCCTGATTCCGAAATAGTCGCCACCACCTTCAGTTATCCACCGCCTGATTGCCGCGCGTGAGACGTATGCAACGTTCTTGTCGATCTCTATACGTACCTGTAAGCCATTGCTAGGCTCTTGCTTAACCCATAACGGGGAGTCCTTACCTTTATCGACTGTACCCCCACCCAAGACGATTGTAGAGCGTATCTGGCTGTTCATAAAGTCTACTAATAGCGCCGATGGTGAACGTTTATTATCGTTGACTGAGCCACGGGCAACTACGACTTGCTCCAATGAAAACTTGAATAGCTTTTCAACATCGAAGGTATTTAGACCAAGTTTCGCAGACATTTCAGCACCTGCCAATGTCGCACCTACGATCGCTGACCAGTAGCGCTCGTTGCTTGGCACGTTAGCCTCTTCGTCAAAACGGTTAAACCAGTATTTTACACGTTCTTTAGCATGTGTTTTATTCTGCATTAACCAAGTTACGAATATCTCACCAGCGTGACCATAATTATCAGACAGGGGTTCAAACGTATCTTGCGACTCCCGTTTACCCATTTGATGCAGGTCAGTACGTACATGATACTCGAACACGCGCATAGCCTCCGCACTGGCATCCGATTTAAGAGTTCCTAGACGCTCATATAGACTGTGGTTTGATGTTACTGGCATGATACAGCACCATGTTAGTTCATCATCGCGTAAGCCGCCTTTCTGAGCACCCCTGCGCTTGTCACGTCCTTGCGAGATGCCGTAGCACAGGTCAGACAGTTCTTTCGGCTCAATATTAGATATTTCATCATAGCAAGGTGCGATATTATTCATCGCTGCTATCTGTACAAACTTGGCAACCTCGTTATCACGCTGCTGAAGCATAAGGTCTTTCGGATGCCCAAACACACTGTTGATAGTCTTGAGGATTGTTGACTTGCCTGAACCGCTGTTACCTAGCAACGACACCACGGCACCTTCATAGTCGGTAAAGCGGAATAAAAGACTTCCATAAGCTATAGAGTGCCCAAATGCGTAAGGTTCATAGCCGTCTCGGGCATAAACGTTGATAACCTTCAACCAATCTTCGAGAGTGCCTCTCTTCTTCATGGCTTTTGAGATAGGGGCGATAGTAGACGACATTCCAGACAGTGTATGGGTACCGTCAAGATTTACTGACTTGTCGCTCAGAACAAATACGTTACCATCGTCAGCCCAACCAAGCTGTGCATAGTTCTTAGCCGCCGCCATTTTGTTAATAATAGATTGTAGATACGCGCTCACAAACTCTCCCATATACTTTTGTTCTTTACTAGGTATTATACACCCTTGTGACGCCAGTTCGCTGCATACCTTGCCGCCTTTTGAATCAACTGTGTCCCTCAACTTGAGCGTAAAATCTCTCCAGCCATCTTGCGGAAACAATATCTGAAATTTTGCTACGTCTTCCCCTAGTGCGAAATCTGAGGTACGTGCAACAAATCTAATAGGGTACTGGCAAATTGTAAGTGTATAATCACTTTTGTCACCCTCCACTTTTACATGTATCCCCCCAGTAGTCAGGATGTAGGGTGCTGGATATTCGATATCGAAGCCATCAACCATCACACCGTTAGGCTGTTCTGCAAACTCCCCAAACTCATCGGCTACTGTAGCGCCTGCAAATGGCATAATACTAACCGCCTTCGACACCCCATCGATTGTATGTTCTGATGGCATAGAAAACCCGATACCATAAGGTGAGTTATTACTCCTCTCACAACCAGCACAACTAGCAAATATGTCGCGCATTCTGCCACATGTTGATGGTAAGAATTCTGCTGCCTTATGCTCTGCGACTGACTGGTTATAGTCAGGATGATTTTCTGACAGCTGCTTGACAGCACCTTCAAAATCTTCGCAAGCATTAGCGACTGATAATGCTGCACACCACTGGTCGTAGTTTAGCAGTTCGTTGTTGTCAGCGGCATACTGCATCGTCTGACAGCCTTCGAGTATTAGCTGAAAGTCTGCGGGCGGATACTCAGAAATTGTTTGTTCGATCCCAAACTGTTTTAGAAGTGCTACATCTTCTGATAAAACTTCACGCTGCTGAGATTCTGCTTCAACTAGGTTATTGGCGTCAAAATAGTCTTGTATAGGTTGTACAAAATCTTCTAACGTACACGGCTCTGACCACTTCATGACTGTTACGGGTGCTTGCGTATCACGCTTATAGTTTATGGTACTAGGCACTCGTAGAACACTAGCGCGGTCAGCGGTACGTGTCTTATCTGCGATTAGTCCTGAATGTGAGATAACTTGCTTAAACTTTTTTGAAACCGCTACCCAGCGCTCGGAAGGTATATCCTCGGTTAGCGCCCAGTACACATGCCAGCCATAGCCAGAGTTTACAAGAATTGGTTTGGGTAAGTTAAGTTTTACGAGGAAAACCTTAAGCGCTTCAAACGCATCATCCTGTGTTAGATAACCATCACCTTTATCAAACTTATCTTGCCCGCAGTCGATATCAACGATAAACGCCTTAAACGATAACATATTTGAGCCAGTGCGTTTTGCAAATTGCCCAAGGTTATCTACAGAGCCTACTGCGAAGTAAGAATCCTTACCTTCTTTAGACCACTGTATTGCCTGATTATACGCAAGCTCTTTATTAGAAAAAGATGTCTGCGCATATTTTGTTTGCCCAAACTCATCTTTTGGTAGCGGATATGCTACAAGGTAATTGCCAGTATCAGGCCACACGGCGTGCAAGAATTTTAGCATCTTCTTATATTCGATCTATTCTTCGTAAGGCGTGGAGGATACCACTTGCTAGTTTAGATGGCAAGTGGCGTTTTTGCAGCGCGGGGCTGTTACCGTTGGTGACAGGTCGGTAAATACTTACTAGAGTCTATGTTTTCTTTCAGACATTCTAAAAAAGTATCTCTACTAATAGTAATAGCGTAAACTTTATATGCGACTATTATACTTGCGCAGAACACAATCGCTGCGCATGCCCAGGCAATTACCTTTTGGTCTGTTGTCATTTTAAATCCCTCAATGAAATCAATTAAGTTGATACGAAGTCCAAAATAACCACGAACCTCATATCAACTTACTAGACTACTTTACCAAGGTTCTTCCAACTGGTCTGACACGGCCTGTGAGGCTTCGGCAACTACTACAGGCTCTGCGGCTTTCTTGGCTGGCTTAGGTTTTGCAACTTCAACTACCTTTTCTACAACTGGTGCTGGTGCTACAGTTTCAGCAATAGCTGCGGGTGCTACGGGTGCTACGGGTTCGACGACTGTTTGTGCTGCACGGGGTTCACGATTCAGGCCAAGAACCTTCTGGACTTCTGCACTATTGACGAGTGGTAGGACTTTCAGGATTGCTGCATCGGGTAGTCTGCCAGAAAATTTGAATTGTAATTTCGGGCTTGACGCATCTGCATCGAATCGCATGGTAACTTCCGCCATAGCGGTATGTGCCACTCCTTTGGCGGCAAGGTGTTTTACAAAATTATCCCATGAAAACCAACCATTTGCTTCTTTTTGCGCAGCGGATGATTTATCCTCCCACAGCGATGTAACGGGGAGTTGCAACTTCAACGGTGTGTGTGTAGGTTCCTGCGCCAATACAACAGCCAGTCGCTTAGATTCTTTACATGCCCGTGTTGGCTTAGACTCATCGCCATTACTGAATGCCGAACCAACAATGCGCTTAGGACAAGTCGCGCAGTTTGTGGCGCCCTCTGGCGGCTTGGCTCCTTGATCTACATCTGGACGCTTACCTTCTAGCGAATAGCATACTGGGGCGGCGTTTGAGCCTTCCTCATACGTACCCTCAAATAGTGCGTAACTCCGTGCGGGGATCTGGTTAAGTACGATCATCTTAACCGACGGAGATGCCATTTTTTCGCCGTCAACATCAATTTCAACTGTCTTTACTTGTCCGTCAATTGAGTAACGAAATTTGCTACCTTTGATAGAGATGGAATTGATCTTCTCCACCTGCTGAACGTTTGCCGCCAGTCCGAACTGTTTAAGCAGTTCTATATCGGCTGGGTTTACGGTTGCTACTTGTGTTGTTGTATCCGACATCTTTGTTTCTCCTTTAAAATTAATAAACTACTTACCTTTCGTGAACCTTGCCTCATAAATCTGTGTCATCGACACACCTGCTGGTAACTCACCATTCTCCTCTACTAACGTCGTCATTAGCTTAGAGTTCGGGCGTACTGACACAGTGACATCGGACTCGTAGCCGTGTTTTAGCGCGTCTTTTAAAAATAGTTTCTTGTCTGCAATGCTGTAACGTTTAACTGTCATGCGCGATGCAGTTCCGAAGTCAGTAGAGAAGTTATTTACGCCGCACTCATTCAGCCGCGCAAGTGTCCAGTTTTCAATTACTTCTAATGCTGCTTTTTGAGCATCTACTTCTTCCTTAATACTCGCCGTCAGTTTAGGGATCATTGTGTCGTCAATCTGCATATGCGTCTCGATGGCACTCGCATCAGTCTTACGCTTTAAGTTCCAGTTAAGGAATGGGCGATCTTCAGCGACAATCAGTGGTAGTGCCTCAAACTCCACACCTTGCTGGAGCAGGTACGACTCTATTTTCATCCTCTTTGATACCAGCACGGTCTTTATACGTGCATAATCATCTTCGGCTTTGCGGATAGATTTTAGGCAGATTTCATAATCTATTAGTGCTTGTTTTGGGGTCATTTTAATTCATCCTTAATGTAACCGTTATTCTCTGCCCAAGCTCCTAATATACTTTTCGCATATAGGTCCTCTGGGGAAAATTCCAGTGTGATCCACGTTATAGCTGCCTCAAGTATTCGTGAATCAATAATATTTTCTAAGAATTCTTTATCCTGCTTATCGGTAGTATAACCTCTAGCTAGTGCTTGTTTTGGGATCATTTTACACCTCTTTATAAATTAAGTTCAACCATTATACACTTCTTAAGAACCGAATACAACCTTCACCAGTCTGATATTGTTTCTTATCTTCATCAGACAACTTTAAGAACCCATAAATGTCTTTCCAAAACTTCTCACCGCAACATTTACGAGGGTCGCCGTCTTTCTTCAATGGCCACGGACCTCCGTAGTATAGATACTCGAAATCCCAGCCGTTGTAGTAGTATGTTTTATTGGCGCAGATGTGTCTGGTTTGACTCATTTAAACGCTCTGCACGCGCTGTAGGTATCTACGGATACGCCAAGTCCTATATTGCTTTTCAAAATCAGTATTGATTGCAGAATGGTCTCCTCTAAAAACAAAACCTCCTCGTATTACCAACTCATCATCATCGGATACGTTATGGTAGTTGCCATGAGTTTTAGAACCATTTATAGATACTTTAAGGTCTTCGTGAACCCAATAACTACGCTCTGCAAAAAATAATTTTAACGCTTTCCCTGTAGTTTTAATCATCGTATTCCCCTAATCTATCCTTAATTAAGTTCAACCATTATACACGAACCATAGAAAATATCAAGCAACAAATGCGTCGCGTTGCCACTGTGGGAGTTGTGACCATATTTTAGTTAGGAACTTATCGAACGTGCTGGATATTAGGTATGATGTTCCAAAATCTTCTTTGCTGCGTACAGGTCGACCCAAAATTTGCCCAAATTCTATCAACGCCTGACGATAATACAAGTCCCATCGACCATTGTGTATTAACCACTTGTTATAGGGGTCATCGGCGGGTGCGTAAGGTGGTCGCATCAGACATTGAAAACGTGCCCTACTATGCGAAAAATCGACTCCTTCTCGTACACTTGGGCTAATCAGAACTAGCGGCTCTTTGCTTGCGTAAAACATCTGCAACTGCTGCGTAAAATTCTCAGGGGTGTGCGTAACTACCCTACCTGTATCGTAGAGCATCGTATACAGTTGTTGGGCAAGGCGATAGTTAGGGGCGTGAATTAGTCCCTTGTCACCTTTATGGTGTGTCATGATACTCTTGACCGTTGCGACGGCTTGGGCTACGTTAATATCCCATCCCTTATGCGATAGGTCTAAAGTTTTATTGCGTGGCCGCACGACAGGTCTATTGGCTGCTGGGAAGTCACTAGCTAGTCTAGTATATGAGGCATCTTCTAACTTTAGCCCTAGCGGGTTGCAGAACTGTGCGACATCGTAAATAGTTCCGCTCATCAATACAACAATGTCAGCGTAGTCGAAGAAGAAACTATGTGCTGCGCCGCCTACATATGATGGTGTAAACTCAAATGTGGTCTTGGAGCGGTCTTGAATAACTTTAACAATTGCTTGCTTTCCAAACACAGCCTCGCCCGATTTTTCGAATTTCTCTAACTTAGCTAAATACTCTTCTCTCTTGTCATTTGGAAGCGTGAGAAACTGCTCATCAAACTTCAGCCAGTTCACAAACTGTTGTGGTGTCTTTAACCCTATCAAGTCGGTCTCAAGTACATTGCGATAAATAATAAACGATACCTTCATCATATCTCGAAGCATCGGCAGTAACGAATGGGCTTCGTCGATTACTAACACTTTGCGCTTTGGTAGATTACCGTTCGCACCTCCATAGAAAAACGAATGGTTGTTAGCTACTATCACGTCATGCTTACAGGCTTCTTCAAGCATTGTAGCATAGGGGCAAGCGCCTGACTGCGAACAATCGTCTAACACCTGCTTACGCTTCGGTGGTCTGACATTCATACATGGTGCGGTAGCACAGGACTTAGATAGTTCTGGATGTGCTACATGCCCACCAGACTTTATTAGTGGTATGACTTTCTTGTTAAGTACAGGGTCGCCATAGGTACATGGTTGACTAGCACGACCAGAAACTAGTCGCACGTCACCCTCAAACGTCTGCTGATATTGTGCTTGTAGGTTTTTGCGCGGCATAATGCAGTATGCGTCCTGTGACCAGTTTGAGACGGTCATGGAGATTTGTGATTTTCCGCATCCGACAGGTGCTTCGAGGACGATAAACTTCTTACCGGCTTTGACAGCAGCATCAATAGCCATGATAGCCTTTACTTGTATCTCACGAGGAGTAAAGTTTTTTGGGAATTTACTAATCATCTATTAAAATTTCTCATAATATTCACACCGTTTACTAACCCAAAGACCCTCAAAGAACGCTTCAACCGACTTAATATTGTCAGGACATAGCAGTTCAACGTTAAATACCGTCCCTAGATCGTCGGTTAGTTGCGCACCAGCTTCGTAACTAAAGTCAAGCATATCACTATATCTTAGCCGGTACTCGTGGTTATCCCACTCGCTGACATTTATAAAATATTTCTTACCTAGCTCATCGTCAACGCGCTTCTGGTACATGACGTTGCTGAACTGTTTTTCAGTCTGCCCCGTGTATTTTCGGTAGCCAGCATCTATTAGTTGTTGGGTGGTTATCATTTCTTCACCTTTATACAGTGGTTATTATCAATCTTGCACTTTGGACATTTACGTTTAGTATGGTGGAACGGTGGTTTAGTTTATTTAAACCTGTTTGGGGTTATGGTGTGCGTTTCGGCAGCTCTTGACAGGGCGCCCAATGAGTTACGTCATAAGTAACATCCCACCCTTCGCTATCATGTGTCTTCCAGCGGGGCTTCTCGTCTTCGTATTGTGTAAGAATACATATGGTAGGGTAGATATCATTTCCAATAACGCACATAACTGGTAGCGATTCAGCATAGTAGTTGTCGTATTTAATCATCTCTGGAAGACGGTCGGTTACAGAAATCCACATTTATATCTCCTCGGGTTATTAATTCAGTTCGAGTATTATCTAAGAGTTTAATACCTTTGTCAAGTGTTAAACATCATCCTCGTCTCGCCAGCCACTAAAAGTCGGGAAACGAGGGCTACCACCTTCTTTGGCGCCACTAGGTTGGTGGCGAAACTTGACTAACTTCCCAAGATATTCTGACTGATTTTCGTAGATGTTAAATCGCTGTTCGTCATCAAAACCCGAGCCTATTGAGAATGGTTCGTGAAACTTATCTGACTTGACAACTATCGCCCCTAAGTCTCCACGACCGACCATGTTGCTGATGTGCGATGAACGGTGCGTATGCCCTAAGTTATCTTTGGTTGCTTCGTTCTGGTTCTCAAGGCGTTCAGTAAACCCCACTACGCGACCTTCGTCGTCCGCGAAATCTTTGATCTTGCCCAAGTATCCTTGCGATGCTGTCACCCTACCCATCTTGTAGGAATCCTTACCATCGAAGCGTCTGCACATAGTGCCTTCAAAGCCTAGTTCAGTCCATGCGGCGTGTTGCGCCATGAGTTCTTCAACATTATTAACAATAAGCATCGGCACAACTACTACAAAATTTGGAAACTTTTGGTCAAGTTTGTTTAGGAACCGCGTGTGATAGTTTGCGTAAGGTTCCGCGTGGTAGTCGAAAATAACGTATGAGAACTTTGGCTGACCATCGTAGGTGCTCAAGGCTGACGACACTTGGTTAAATTTCGCTGTCAGGTCTTGTAAACACAGTTCGCCATCAAAGCCGTTAAGAACGTCCATGTTGGCTTCCAGTTGCTCTCGAACATAAGTATTGCGGATAGGTTTCAAGTTACGTGACACAGCCTTATTACTGTGGCACAGGCATCTTTGCCCATCTAATTTGGCCGAGGTAATTACTGGGAATGCAATGGTTGATACATCCTCGATAGTACAAGCTAACATTGGTTTGAACATTTAAACTCCTACAAATACATGAAATACAAGCTGACCATCAGCAATCTGAAACGTTGCTAGGTACTGCTCATCTGCCAAAGATACGGGTACACCCGTACCATAGATTCGGATGCGCCTAAGTATCTTGGGTGTGTTAGGGTCGCACTTAAACCACAACTGAGGGCTTCCATTTTGGATCTGCACTGTAAGTAGTTCCAAACCTTGTGGTAACTCTACGAACTGCTCACCTGTGATTTTCAGTTCCTGTTTCCAGATAGGTTTTAACATTTTTAGGGGCTCTTTAATTTAGTTCTGATATTATACTCTATCTGCAAGAATCTCTTTATATAAATCAAGCAGCGCTGACTGGTCATCGCGTTTAGCTATCAAACTATCAAAGCGTTTCCACTCAATAGGTGTTGCGCCAATATAGAATATCGTCATGGGGTGCTTCTGCAATGCCGATGCTATCCTTTCGTTAGCTTGCAAGAAGTGTAGTCCTCGCTGACTAGGTGCTGCCCAGATTATTGTGTCCGCCGCAGCCATCTCAAGCCCGTGTGCACATATTTGTGGGTGTGCTAAAAGTACGTGTGGTTCGCTAGAGTTTTGGAACTCTGTAAATATCCTATCGCGTTCTTTCTTTGACGTGTCACCATTAACCATTTCACAGCTATAGTGCTTGCCTATCTCTCGGTAATACAACGCCATTGCCCCTCGGAATGGGCAGAACACAATACTTTTTTGAGGTGTCTTTCCAATACATTCCATAATCGCGTCGATTCGTGGCTGGCAGTCGAGTTCCTGATATTCTTTTTCACCTGTGCGATATGCCCCTAGACCAATTTGGAGCAGTTTCAAAACTTTATCGCTTGCTGACAATGCTAAAACTTTATCACCAGATGAGTGTTCCATCAGCATGTCTTTTCGCATACTGTCATACATCTTTTTCTGCTCTGCACTCAACTCACATTCGATACGAACGTTTGTTAGTTCTGGTAGGGTTAATACCTCACTTTTTCTAAAACAGATTGCGGGTTGCATCGCCTTGTGTACAAGTGTATTAGCTTCTTTTCGAGCTTTATACGTGAACTGGCTGATCTGATACATCACCATATTTCGCCAAGCACCGAAGTATTTAGGAATATTGTCTGGCGACACGAGTTTTGTAAGCGCGAAAGCTGATAGCGGGTTCTCCCCAGTTGGTGTGCCCGTAGCAAGTATCAAACGATGCTGTGGCTTTATAGAATCTCTGAAGGTCTTCCACATGGCACTTTGAGCGCTGGACAAAACATCGGCCTCGTCCCATGCGATTATGTCAATGTCTTTTGCCTCCTGAATATATTTCTGAATAGCTTTGTTCTTGCAGCCGTCGTGGTTTATAACGAGTACGTCAAAATTATATGATAGCATCTCTTCAATCTTTTCTTTACCCCCGTGGATAACCCCGCAGGTGTAGTCTTGAAATGACTCCCAAACGATCTGCTGCCATACTGTTGTAACTGTGGACAGTGTTGAATAGATTACCATCCGGCGAGCTTGCCCAGATTTTCTAAGGTAATCAAAAGCCAGCATGATACTGAATGTCTTGCCCGTTCTAGGCTCTGATAGATTGAAGCAACGTTTGTTATCAACCATAAACCTAGCAGCCACTTTTTGATGTGGCATAGGGTCGTAGCGATTAGCGAGTTTCGGCCAGTCGTATATCGTGTCTATCGGATGTGGTATGTCTAGCCCACAATCTTTAAGTTTTTTGTATGAATTTAGATCGTATTTCACTGCCACGAACGACTTCCCACAATCCTCAATAACTTTGTGTTTTAGATCGCTCACGAATTCTTTCATACCAATAGGCAGAATTAGTGACTTACTTTTTCGATCGATTTGGATTGTCATTGAAAAATATTACTCAGTTGTCGCATTGTTTCTGGAAATATACATAAAATTCTTCTTCGGACTTCATAGGCCATTCAGTACCATCAGCCTCGGTGATACTATACCCCGGCCTCCACTCCCACAAGAAATATGTGGCCTCCTCAGCCAAATCCCCAAACGCCGGAACCATCAGGAGCGAGTTAGCCTTCTGTAATGAGTTAGTGTACTCATTGTCGTAGAATGCAGCAACGATATCGGATGGTAGCGCGCCTATGTAGGTGTCTTCGGCTTTTTGCAGTGTTCTTAATTCTTTTAGTAGGTCTAGTTTGGTCATAGTGTTACACCTGCCACTTTAGCGATTTCAACCATGTGTGCCGCCTGACTTTTAGCATCATCTAAGGCGTTATGGTATGTCCCCTGACGAGCCATAACAACTTGTGGGTACAGGGATTTCATTGTGCGGTAGCAACGGTCATTCCAGAACGCCCAAGGCTGTTTAATACTCGTCTTGCGGTATGCATTGCTCAAGATAGTGTTGTCGAAACTTGCACCATTGCCCCAGATTTTCATATTTTCAGTTGTGTCTACAACGCGACGCATGTCTGCGTTAATCCTGATTGTGTCACAACCGCAGAACTTCACAAACTTCTCTAGTACTTGGGGGAGGGTTACGCCACTGCGTTTAAACGCCCAACGTGCTTCGTCGGATTGCTGCATCCACCACATAGCCGTAGACGCCTCCATAGTAAGCCCGTCCTGAACACAGCTTTCTGCATCTATTACTTCGTAAAACTCTTCACCAAGTCCGGTGCTATCAAACTTCACAGCTCCAATAGCGATGATTACTGAGTTTGCGCTGTTTCCTAGTGTTTCTAAATATAACATGATATTTTGCATTATCTACCTTTCAAAACATTTTAACGTATGCACCGGATCTATTACACGATCTGGAACCGCAAAAATTTTTACATAGTCCAGAAACTTTCATTGGGAACTTATCAAACTCTAAAGCATTTTCAATTGTAGCACATTTCGCTGCGAACTTCGCTTCAATTTCAGGTAAATCTTCACGAGTATAAAACTTTACGTCTGGCTTGTCACCTGTTTTATACCATAAGAACACAGTCTTAATTCGCTGCACTTCTGGATGCAACTTGAAGCTAAGTAACGCGAAAAATTCCAGTTCGTCATTTACCCTGCGGTTACCTGTTTTATGATCGGCGATAAGCATCCGCCCGTCTGGATAGAATATGGCTACGTCAATGCGCCCTCGCATATGTGCTGCTGGGTCATCCCAAGCCAAACGATTACCATCAATGTCAACAACTAGCTCGTACTCACTCTCAAGCCTTGCGCCGACAGCCTGGGCATCTAGGATTCGTGCATACTGTTCATAACTCTCGAAGCGACCAGTTAGTTCTTCCCCAGTCTTGAAGCGGTTATCAAATGCCTCGTGAACCGCACTACCCCATTCAGTCGCTGGGCTGCTGACAAACTGAATATCTTTTCGGATATACTGACTCTCAAACTGCCTAGGGCAGGTATCAAACTTGTTTAGTTTCGAGAAGGAAGCTGGGTATAGTTTAAAATCTTCGTAGCTCATAACTCAATCACCAACCCTTCATTAAACTGTTTATTCTCTGTACCAGACCTTGTAACATATCCACGAGGGTTACAAACTACTCGCGTACCTTCTGAAACGTAGTCCATGTTGTCGTGAGTATGTCCATGAACCCACAGATCCATACGACCAAACAAGTCGTCACAGTTGGACGCAAAGCAGCAAGACAATAAATCATGCTTAAATCTGTCAGCAACTGATAACTTAGATGGTAGGTGGTGTGTAACTACTACGGTATTTCCACTGAATGGCTGCGATAGTTCGTGCTTCAGATACTTGATTGATATCTCATGTAACTCTTGTGACTTTTTGGCTGTAAATATATTACTATCGTCGCGTATTATCCTAAAGTCGTTTAGCCCTCGTTGCCCTACTTGTAGTGCCTGTTCTTCGGAATCATACCCAAACAGTCTAAAATCAGTCCATAGCGTTGCTCCAATGAACCTAGTTCCGCCTATAATTACTGAACGGTTTTCGAGTAGGTGAATACCTAGTTCAATAGCTGTGATGCGCATAGATAAGTTAGTTTCTGAAATATCGATGCCATAATACTCGTGATTACCGGCCACATAGACTATCTCTTTCTCAGGGAATACCTTACGTGCCCATACAAGACCTTGTATCGACTTACCTATATCCCCCGCCAGCACGACGACATCTGCGTCTGTTTTAGGTGGTATAAAATCTGAAAACTCTAGGTGTAGATCGCTAAGTATATGAAGTTTCACAACATGATCGCAATGATGGTAGCAGATACTACGCAGTTAATACCCAACAAGAATACGAGTAGTTGCTGTGTAAAGCTCATGTGTCCGGCGGTCAGTAGGTAGGTTGATATGCCGATACATGCTGTGGATACGATCAAACCTATGGTTGACGGGGCGTTCATAATTACTTACTCCATAACGCATATTGCTTAACACACGATTCTAGTTCTGCGGCATCTTTATTTTCAAGAACTAATACCATTGCTAGATCAACCCTATTCTTAGGTGTGAAAAAAGCAGCTACCGATGGGTTGTCATAGCCGCCGTAACTATTTTTAGCGTTGAACTGAATACATCCACCAATAACATTATCTTTTTTGTGAATCATCACTCTAATTGTATCGTCTAAAAATACGACGCTTTTTGGGTCTTTCATTTGCCTACCAACAATTTTCTTAAGCGCAGCTACCTCTTTAGCGCTCAACGTATATTTAGAGAACGCTGAAAAATCTGGGTCTCCATCATCAGCCATAACAGAATTTGCAAAAAAGATAAAACTTAGCAGTACAATTTTAAAAATATTCATTTCACGCCCCTTATTAAGGATAGTCCTACAATAGCTGCCAACCATGTCCAAAATGTGAACTCGATATGGTAGCCGAAAAGTGTTTCAATTGTCCAGAATAGCAGCCACGGTGCGATACATAGTAGAAGTACCACCACTATAATTATACCGGTGACGCCTGCAGCGATTTTTAGTTTGTTCAGTATTGTATTAATCATTTTCTGCCTCCTCGGTAACCTATTCTAGATGCATTCCCCCGCAGCATTGTACATTTTCTTGGTGTATATCAAAGCAATACGGGCATAGCCACCAGCCGTCTTTTGTTGTGTGTTTGGTTTCGCTAGTAGTCATCTAAAACCTCCGCCATAAATAGACTATTGCATTCAGGACACCCAAATACTCTTACTATCTTTTTCGAGTATCTTGAGTGCTTGGTTGGCGCTTGAGCCATTTCGATAGGCAGTGTATAGAAGTTTCCTAGATAACCTTCTATATCACCATCATCCACATAGGTTATATCTTTATAGCCGCAGTTAGGGCAGATCATTTCGTATTACCCCTCTCAAATTCATGCGCTTCGTAACCTGACATGAATACAATCAAGTCTCGCCAGTTGTCAAAAGATGCTATGACAGTGTCCTTAGTGTAAGGTGACTTTTCAGCAACTAGGCTTACTTTGCCAAAATAGTTACGGTGATTCTCAAGTCGAAATCCATTATGTTTAGCAATTTCACTAGCTTCTTTTATAATTCGTTCTTGTTCCCAAGGGTTTTCCATCTCAAACCTCCATTAATTAATTTCAGTTCGATCATTATACTTTATGTTTGTTTGGCGGTCAACTACTATTTAGCATCTCCGTAGCAATCCGCAATGTCGCCTTCCGACCATAGCACTATATCTTTCCACCAGTCTGGTGGTGACCGCATAATGTCTTGCAGAATCCGCAGGTGTTCTTCTGCCTTATCTTCTGGGGATATAAGAACTGTCTCGTCATGCACCAGCAACGCTGGATAGTTACCTGTCTCTTTAATAAACTTCAGGTTTATGTCATTCATAATATCTCTTGCTATCGCCTGTACTAGGTTCTCTACGCCCTTGCCGCCATATAGGGTAGCCTTGTGTCGTCCTTCACCGTAGTACCACTGCTGGCGACCTTCCTCGTTACTATCTCTACGCAGATGTGGGTAACGTATGAACCTCCCAGATGGAAGCCTCACCATACCTTTATAGGTTGTGCATAGGCCGTCTGAGTCTATCGGGCGTTCTTCCCCAGATGCTATTGATATTATTGCGCTATCGAAGGACTTCCAACCAGCTACAATATCGCGGTACTGCTCCCGCCACTTGTCTACTATCTTCTTGGATTCGTCAAGCGTAATATCTACACCTCCCATAAGTTTAGCAACGCGCTGAAACGCCGCAGCACCTGCGCCAAATCCTAATCCGAGATGAGAAACTTTTCCTATTGCTCTCTGGTTTTTAGTTACTTCATGGAATGGAACATCATATAGGCTGGACGCAAAATCTTTGTACAAATCTGCCTTTTCTGGATCGGCTCTATATAAATCCATACTAGATTGGACTTTCCACAGGAAGTGATTGACGCGCAATTCCACACCAGACAAATCCGCTACTACGACTTTATTCCCCGCTGGAGCACGTAACGACTTGCGTAACGCGTCAGAGTGCTTCGGGTCTTTACCTATGCGAGGAAGGTTTTGCGGATTGAAGATAAAGCCGCTCCACCTGCCTGTGGTATCCGCACCACAATATGAAACCGGCATAGGTATTTTGCTGCGTATAGTATTTCCTATAAATGATTGCATACGGGTCTCAAGAATAGTTGACTTAACATCTAGTCTAGCAGCTACTACAGCTTGTACTCTCGCATCGGAGTGCTCCTGAAGGTACAGCAACCCTTGATCTGTTTTAGCAAGCGCAAAAGTTTCTTTACCAGTTGTCTTGCTTATCTTCAACGGAACATCTACACCAAGTTCTTCTAATACCTTTGCGAACTTTGGCGCAGATGCTAGAAGTTTTTTCATATCCTCTGGACTAGCCGCGCCAAACTGTCTAGTAATGCTAGCTAGTGTTTCCGCTTTCTCTTTCTGCACTTGCTCTAGTGTGTAGGTAAGAAGTTGGATGTCGCATGTAAACTTTGGTTGCGCGAACATGCGAATAGTGTAGTCAATAGTCTTAAGTTCTTTTTTACCTATAAGTGGTGCAAGCGTTTTAAATATAGCGTAGCACAGGTCAGTATCTACTTTATTGTACTCGGTCATATCCTCAATTTCTTGTGGAGTAAAGTCTGCGAGGCGTTTACCTTTAGTATTGGTGGCTTCTAGCGATAGCTTCTGCCCAAGCCCTAGAACCTCTGCAACGGCTCGTAGACTGACACCTACAGTCTTGGCGTATATCGGCCTAGCCATAGCTGCTGTACAGCCCCATGCCTGCGGTCTAAGCCCAAATCGCAGGGTGCTAATTACCGCATCGAACCCAGAGTTGTTATGCGCTACTAGCATAGACTTGTTTACGGGCAGCGATGCGTGCGCCTTGCGTATTTCGTCTTCGCCAAATACTACAAATGTAGGCTCGTCATTAAATTTAATGGCGCACGATTGAATTTCTGTATCAGGGTGCGCTATGTAGCGTACAGGCCCACCACATTTCTTAATATCGTGTGTAGCAGACCAAAAACTTTCATAGTCGTGGGTTATCAGGTTCAAATCAGCCCTCCAAAAATAATTTCGGATCCGCCCTGAACTGCTCGATCTCTTGAAGTGTCAGTAGGCGTTCATCACTTATAATATGGTTAGTCATTTCACTCCCCACGTAACGCTTGTAATCGTTACCTTCTGAGATTAATACTAGTTTTGTTGTGTTCATTTGAGACCTTTTAAAATGTGTGCTATTACATCCACTGTCCAACCGTTACCTATCATATGATATCTCCAAACTTTTGGGGCTGTGTCTGTATATCCTTCTGGTACTGTTTGTAACTTCTCACACTCTTGTGGAGTTAGCATACGCCACATGGCTTTATTCTCAGATCCAAACTTATTCGCCGTGTCTTTTGTCACTATGTGCGGGATAGTAAAACCATCTTTAAATACCAATTGTCTACTCCCACAATATAGATACCTACGCAGGTTGCTACCTTTTCCATAGTTGGCATCAATACAATAAGACTTCTTGCGACTTGAGTACCAGCCCTGTTCTAAACAATCATCTAGTTTAATACCCATATCGTCTGGCTGGATAACGTTAGGTATATTAGTCCAGTATAAGCGGTTACGGTTCTGTGCCGATACTAAGGCCGAGTTTATCTTGATGGGTTTGCAGCCCATGTGCTCGCTAATGGCATCCTGATACTCCTGCTTCATGACCACATTCTCCAGCAGGAAGTATTTCGGCTTACACTCTTTCAGCAGTCGTACAAACTCGAAGAACAACTTGCTTCGAGGGTCTTCGAAGTTTAACTGTTTTCCTGCGAAAGAGAACCCTTGGCACGGACTACCTCCTATAAGGAGATCTATGTGTGGTAAATCCGATGCGATGACTTTAGTCACGTCGCCTAGCTGGATCGTGTCAGGATAGTTAGTCTGTGTTACCTTTATCGCATGCTTATCTACCTCACTTGCATAATAGTTATCGTAGCTTATACCTGCTCGGTTAAGCGCAAGCTGACCACAGGACATTCCATCAAAGAGCGAGAGTACGTTCATCAAAATGACTTCCCGCTATCTTTAATTTCTTCATAACTAATGGGCGCATATCCTGTATGCTCAACACATACATTAAAATATCTAGGATCCTCAATAATATTGTCATGCAAGTGCCCGTGTATATTGGTTTTAAATCGTGTAACGCTGTCAGGATGTAGGGGTATATGTGACAGTATCGCATCTCTAGTAGGCATCACATGAACACCACGAATGTCGTCAAAGTACGGGGTATAGTCAGCCATGTTAAAGATGTCGTGGTTACCGCGTATCAGTACCTTACGCCCAGAACACCTTCCAATAGTCTGAATGTCTTTACGCTTCATTGCAACGTCACCTAGGACATACACGCGATCATTAGGCTTTACGACTTTGTTCCAGCGGTCAATGATTGTTTCGTCCATCTCTTCAGATGTTTCGAATGGTCTCATCTTTGTAATACCATCTGAGCGTAAGAACTGACATGCCGCTTGGTGCCCGAAATGCGTATCAGATATAAAGAAATAGTTTGTCATGCAACGTCAATACTGAGTTTTTCAGCAATACGCGAGAACAAGTCGAAGTCAAGTACGTACTGCAAGGCCTCTGGATCTCGACTAACTGCTTCGAGGCATACCGCTTCAGTCTGGTCTTTTACGTATCGCAAGGCCGCACCATCCCGCTTCACCGCTTCTAGTGCTATCTCCTCAGTCTGGTGTTTTACGTACAGCAAGGATAAGCCATCACGCTTAACCGCTTCTAGGCATACCGCTGGAGTCTGGTCTTTTACGTACTGTAAGGTGCACCCATCGCGCTTAACTGCTTCTAAGCACATTACATAAGTCTGCTCTTTTACATACTGCAACATATAGCCATTCTGCTTAACCGCTTCAAGGCATACAGCTTCAGTCTGCTCTTTTACATACTGCAACATATAGCCATCCTGCTTAACCGCTTCAAGGCATACAGCTTCAGTCTGCTCTTTTGTATACTGCAAGGCCTCTGGGTCTCGCTTCACCGCTTCAAGGCATATCGCCTGAGTCTGGTCTTTTACGTACATCAATGACTCACCAGTACGTTTTACCGCTTCTAGTACTATCTGTTCAGTCTGGTCTTTTACATACTGCAAGGAATTACCATCCTGCTTCACTGCTTCAACGCATACTTCCTCAGTCTGGCCTTTTAAGTATCTTAAGGCATAACCCTCCTGCTTAACCGCTTCGATACATACAGCATAAGTCTGCTCTTTTACGTACTTCAAGGCATAACCGTCCCGCTTAACCGCTTCGATGCATATCGCCTCAGTCTGGTCTTTTACGTACTGCAAGGCATCACCATTACGCATAACTGCTTCGATGCATATCGCCTCAGTCTGGTATTTTACGTATCGCAAGGCATCGCGATCCCGCTTAACCGCTTCGAGGGCTTTTTCAACTGTGATGATTGCTTGGTATTTAATTTTCATTTTACATACCTTTATCTATGAGTATTTGCAAGTCATACTGCACCCGAGAATACCGAGTAGCCCTTAGACCGCTTAGTTCTTATCTGATAATCTTCGCGGCAATGCCCATCGCAGAATAGCTGCTGGCCTGCTACTTCTTCAGCGCAGTTGTAACATGTACCTCTTGCTTGTAACTTGTTAATAGTCTTCCTGTTAGCCTCAATGCTTCTAGCTACAAAGTCTGCCTCTAATATAGCCGCCTGATCTAATTCATCCATTTGTTTTTCCTGAGTATTTAAAGCATTAGTTATTTATCGAGTATCGTATGATTCACTGAGTTGTATATTATACCCTACAATTAGTAGTATGTCAATGTTGAGTTTTTCATCGATACGCGAGAACAGGTTGAAGTCTATTACATACCTGAAGGCCTCTTGATCGCGATTAACTGCCCACTTTTACTCATTTAAACTTCTCCAATTTACCATGCGCGTAATACACCGCGCTCACTACTACGAGACCGTCTGAAGTAGATGTAAACTCGATAGTTAGTGTCTTTATGTCGAACGGCGCTATAGAGAACTTGCAATCAGGTAGCGCCTTAAATATATCCTGTTGTGTCACACTAAACTGCTGTCTAATCTTATCATCAACATCTGGAAACGGCTCGCCACGCTGTACTGCTAGTCTAAACCGCTCACTTTTACTCATTTGAAGTTCCAATCTGTTTTAGTTGATGTCGTTTGGTCAGCGTCCTGAACAACCCCCTTATCCCTATTCCTGCTACCAACCGGTCTACCAACCTTGCGAGGTATAACTGGTTCAGGAATAGTATCTACTTTTTCTGAAGTATTTTCTGCTACTTTCCTACTCAAAAGCACAGTTAAGAATAGTGCGGCAGGGTCCAAGAATAGTGCTAGGACTAGTATCATGTTACCTACAGCGGTTTCTACGGTTGTGCCGAACGCCTTAGCCAAGTGTACGACTGGACCTAAATCACTTACTGTATCTACGTTCTGTTTGAGTGCTGACTGCAACTTGTCGCTTGTTTCATCTAACAGTTTACTAACTTGTTTGCGCTCATCTGCGAATGCGTTCATTAGTTTAACTCTGCCTACCACAAATTCACTAGGTAATTCTCGAATTTGTTTGTCTATTTCCAAAATTCTTAGATTTAGACGCTCTTGTGTTACCTGCAACTGGTGTATAATTATATCATCTTTCTTGGCGGTTATGTGAGTTTTTGTGAACGAGTCCCCAAGGTAGCCGAATATACCAACTGATGTAAAAATACTAGTTACCGTAACAAAGATTACTAACCCTGTCTGAAACTTTATTGATATATCCTGCCAGTTCTGGTATGCGTGTGATGTCGCTGAGAACTTCGCTAGTTCTAGGCCGCACGAAAGGACGATGATCGGGTAATATGAGCCGCGAAAGACCTCGCCTAGGCCAGCAACTGAGCTAATAGCTGAGAACCCTGCGATTATTACCAGGCTGAGGCGTAGGAGGTTAAGGGTTAGCATTGTAGTCTACAGCTTTTTGAATTTGTTGTCCTATATAGTGCATCACGTTACACGCCATAGAGTTACCTAGTGCTTTGTAGCGGGCTGTATCGCTGGCTCCGTGGATGCCTGTGTAGTTTTCAGGAAACCCTTGAAGTCTTTCACACTCCATAGGGGTCAATCGGCGTACTTGCGTATCCATAGGGAGTATATAACCAGCAGCTGCGTGGTCAACGCTATTTGTCCAAGTTACACTTTTACCAGAACAACTTTTCATGGTTCCACAAATATCAGGAACTGTGCTAAACGCAACCGCATGACAATGTGCAGCCTGATGAGTATATGCTGATTTTCCTTCATTAGCCATACCTAGTCCCGTGCCTTCTCCAAGCGTAACACACCTTGTAGCAATTTGGGTATTTATTGGGTAAACTACGGCATGAACATCTGTCTTAGTCAATGTGTATCCGATATTATTAGAATAGCCGTCTCCATTGCCACCGTTATCAGGTTGTCGTCCGATAATATTTCCTGCAATTCCGTAACATCCTACAACATTTCCTTGGTCTGCACACTGGCTTGCAGCACCTTTGAAGTATGCGGGGAACAATGCTCCGATTGCACCACCACTTCCAGAGCTTTCAACAACATCTCTGGGAGTTTCTTGCCTCTTACTTCGGCGCGATGGAGTATCCCCGCGCAGGCTTTCGCGCTCAAGAAGTATCGGCGGTCTAGTTGACCAGTCTCCAAAATCTGCGATAGCGAAGACACGCCTGCGTCGTTGAGGGACGGCGGTAGGGAACTCCGGTGTTCTGACGAATTGTGCGTCCAGACAAGCCCATTCGACCATTCCTTCGTCGCCCACCGCGCAGCCTTCTGACCCCCAGCCGTTCTTGGGCGCTGTAACGTCGTCGAGTCCTGCCATGTGTTCAACCACGCTTGCAAAATCCGCGCCTTTGTTGGAACTGAAGAGTCCAGGGACATTTTCATAGATTGCAAATCGGCATGCGCAATGTTTTCTAGCCCAAGTAACAATATTGATTGCTGTAAAGAACAATCCGCTTCTTGTAATATTTCCGTGCGCATCTAACATTCCTTTTCGTTTTCCGGCCACACTCAGGTCCTGACACGGCGCTCCAAACACAACTACGTCAATCAAACCAAGTTCCGCAATATCAGTTTCGGTAATTTTTGTAATATCCCCAAGATTAGGCACATCTGGATAATGGTGCGCCAATACTTTGCATGGGAACTTTTCAATTTCCGCAACGCCTACGCATTCCCAACCTAGTGGATTCCATGCAACGCTAGCTGCTTCAATACCAGAGAATAGCGAAAGGTACCTCAAAACGCCTTCCCGCCATCTTTAACACGGTTATCAGGCTTGTGGTCAGCGCGTGACTGATTGTAGGTTAACTTCTCAGCTATAGCACCGCCGATGTGTTCCGCTTGTTTTTCATGCATTGTTTGACTCCAATTTTAGTTTTGCCAGTTTAGCCCTTCTAGTATCTCTAGCAATATTTCGTGTCTTCCGCTTGCATATGATACACACTCGCCCTCCACATTTCTTATATCTAGTGTTTTCAAAATTATATTCGTGTCCTGAAGGGCAATGAGTTATTATCTTCATATTCCAGCCTTTATGTTTGTATCTAACCACCTTATCTTTCTTCGACCTAATCCTATTCTTCGCTGCAATTGCCATGCTCTTTGCAGCTCGTCGCTTATGTGCTAAAAGTTCCTCTTGACTCTTGTTAGCCCACCCTATTTTGGCTTTCTCCACCATTTTCTCACGGTACCCCAGAACTTTCCATATAGCTAAATTATGTAGTTTCATTTTATTTTTGGATTCTTCGGAATGTTTGTGACCTATAACCCCTTGCCCTCCGTCAGTTGAGTTCAACCCTTTTAGTTTTGAGTTATATTGTACTATTAAAATCGTTTCTAACTCTAGCAATAGTTCAAAATTTAAACTTGACGCAATATGAGTTATTGTCAAATCAGTACCGTACTTCCTAAGATGTCGCCCTATTTTAGTATCTGTTTTTGATGTTGCTATCTTATGCTGAGAAAGCCTCTTTTTCAGAGTTTGTGTTGTTATACCAACGTATATTTTTCCTGTGGTTAAACATTCTAACAGATATGCCTTAAATTTGTCTTCCATACGCTTACTCTCCAAAACAAGAGGCTTCACCTGAACTCTCAACCATTTCTGGAAGTTTGCATAACGGATGGTATCCGCCAGAGTTCAGATGAAGCCTCACCATTTAAATCGGATGCAAAGCCGATAGGCGAGTGTATACACTGTTTATTTTTGTTTGTCAATATAAAATTCGTGTAAGATAGCCATAGCTAGATAGGCAGAAGCACCAAGTAATTCTCGTTTTCTCGCTTCTCCAGACATACCTTGACTTTCTGACATCTTTTTCTGGCTTTGTCCAAATGCAAAGCCTGTTCCGTAAGTATCGCACAGTTCAACCCAAGGCTGCGACATAAACTCTTTACCATTACCGTGGCGTTCCTTCCCTTTACCCTTTGTAACTTGCTCAATAACCGCATCAAAAACTGCTTGCAGAGGGTGTGCCGTTGGTGTGGACTGTTTTTCATCTACAGGGGTTGTTAGCATGATATTTATCGTTGGTTGCGGAGCTTTAAAAGACTCGGCAAGGCTTTCGCTAAATGTCTGCTTATTTGCATCAGCTTTCAAAGACTCTGCCAGTTTATCAGCCATATTCTGTAGTGTAATCTTGTCACACAACTGGCTTACCCCTCCAAGAGTCATCTCAGTATTCCAGCGATGATCGTAATTTCTGTTTACTTCGTCGTATGTGTCACCAATCATTTTTAATCTCCTGATAATGTTGTGTAATATTCTGCTAAGTCAGCAGCCGTTACTTGGTAGCCACAACCTTTTAGAAAATGTAGATATTTCTCGGACAACTCTGACCATGTTACACCAGTGCGCATGGTCATCATTAATTGTTCATCTTCGTCATCTTTTATAAAGCGTACTGTGTTTGTAGGCACTATCATTTTAACTCCTTGTTTTATCTGGTAGGTCGTGTTGGACTCGAACCAATCTATCTGCCGATTATGAGTCGGCTGCTTTTACCAATTAAGCTAACGACCTAAAGTTAGCGATTACCGCGCATCTTAGATATACATTTAAGCCCCCTCTAAGTTGACACTTTAACACAGAGAATGAACTTCTAGGCACTCTGTGTTAGTGCTGCGCGATCTATTATCCCCAAGAGCTTATCCTTGGTTGTTTTGCCATTTCTGGTCGAGGTGGAAGCGCCTATATTGTTCGTTTAATGTCAGACATTATATATAATGGTAGGCTACCTGTCAATGTATTGTTCTTTTATCTTCATCACCTGTACCATGTGATCGCTCTAAGTATCTCATTTCAAACATCTCTGATACGTCTACACCATCGTATTCTTCGCAGTAAGACAGCAGAGCCCCGCAGATACTTGCTAGGTTATGGGCATTTATAGTCACTGTTACATTTTCTAGGTCGATCTCTTCGGATATGTTAGCGTCCAAGTCGCTCAGGACATCTACCGCATGGCTAATACTTCGCGAAATGTCGTGGTCTGAACTCAATGGTTCAAGGTCATCTTCACCCTCGATACTTTCAGTCATTTTCGATTTCCTTTAGCGTCGTACCGTTCTGGGAACATCAGTTTACGTTCTCGGTCAACATCATAAGCTACTAAAATATTGTAAATAATCATGGGCATACCCAAAACTTTAGATATTGCAACAACCGCCACTATAAAAAGTACTGCGACTCCTATAAATGCTATTGACAATATTCCGAAAGGTACTAAAACTATGGTGTAAATTACATTAAGCATATTGGTCGCTTTCTAAGATTTCTTGTGTTAGCAGGTCGTATCCGTTCTCGAAACGTATACCAGACTTCGTTGAATGTGAGAGGTTTAGAGATACTTTTATGGCTTCCAGTAACATGTCTGCGTCTGCGTCTGGCTGCCCTTTTACTGATACTGTGAGTATCTCAACTTCTTTAGGATCTTCTGGGTTAAATAGTGTTTCTTGTAATCCTGAGGATATACGATAGTCTACTATGAACGTGCAGCCTACGATTGTCACTTCCATGTCTTTAAATATAATGTTGCTCATTTTATTATCCTAAGTTGTTTAATTCAGTTCGAACATTATATTTGATAACTTTGGTTTGGTCAATCATTTCTTTAGTAGACACCCCATCTGTGTGCCTGCCCCATCAAGTCTAGGTGTAATGCCACCATAACTACCTTCAATATATTGGCACCCCGTACGCGCATCTGTTCTTAATTTTAACCCACTACGACGAAGTGAGTCTCCATCAGTATCATCCCGACACATCGTCGGTGCTATAAAAGATAAACCAATACCGATTAGTATTATTAGTAATAATGTTCCAAAAGCGAATTCCCTCAATGTTTTCTCCTATTAAGTTATATATTATACGTAAACTTTAGCATCCTTTTACCGTGTTATAGGGATTATACCGATCCGCACAATATCGCAATACGTGCGTTTAGTTTTTCAATCTCTTCTAAACGGCGAGTAGCTATATCGCCAACTCGAGTAGCTTCTTCTAACTCCCACAAATATTGTTTCTTGTATATATCTACCTCATCGTCTTTGAGTTTTGCAGCATACACAAATGCAAGGAACGCTAGGTTATCAGATGGAATTAATGACGCATCTTGCTCATTATACCACGCATCGAACTTACCTCTCAATATATATTCGCTCATTTTAATTCTCCTAATGCTTTATGAAAGGCTTCACTGCATTCCGATAAGCCAGTTAGTCTGGAAGTAACTATGTGTTTGGCATCCTCAACTGATAACTCAACCATTACGGCGCGAGGCTGTGGTGGATTCCATGACCAAGATGGCCCATCACATATAAGAAATCTTGTTAGCCCTGCAACTTGCTTTTTACCATCTAAGTACAACTCAGAATCCTTAAACACTGGTTGGCCTTCTAGAATACCCATGGCGAATTCTATTTCATGAAAACACGATTCCCAGTTGACATAAGATGTAAAGTCTTTTACTTTATAGCAGCGCGATTTGTATTTAAGTGTGCATGCATCTGGATAAGTCTCTTCCATCTTTGCTGCCCGCGATGCTTCTGCAAAAAATTCTGATAGTTTCATTGTATCTTCGCTCATTTTAATTCTCCTTGTTGTAAGTTTGTGCTCACCAATACATTATGCATTACCCAAACCATATGGAACTATCATCCATGTATTTGCATTCAGGGCAGCAGTTCATATGTAATCTTCCGGTATAGATTTCAACATCGAAATTTGATACGTACAAATCTTTCCCTGTTATAAAATCTTCTAAGTCAATATTACAATTAGGGTATTTATTTGTTCGCTAATTTCTATTCTCCAATTTAAGCAACATATATTTCGCCTTAGAGCGCTTCATTGCTCGATAGCATTCATCTTCTGACAGGTCGATATTCATGCGCTTTGCAGCCGATCTAAGGGCCTTCCAGACCGGTAATTTATAATTATAACTCCACCGCGAAGCCTCATGTAGCAGAGCGTTTTTTATCATTTCGCGCTCTAACCCGCCATTAAACTCGGACTTGCTAGTTTGTTCAGATGAAGCTATTGTTTCATTTGTCATTGCTATTCTCACTTTCAGTTAATGGTAGCACGGTTACCTCTACATTAGTCCTCATGCACTAACTCAATTGGTTTCTTGCATTGAAAGCATTTAATTCGTAAATCACCCTTACCTATTCCACCGCGAAGCTCTGTTTTACAATGCGGGCAAGTGACAGAATAAATGTAGTTAATTATTTCTTTCTTTGTTACAGTAGCTTTTTTAGATCGTATCATTTCTCTCTTTCTGCAGGATTAGCCAGTTAGCTTTATGAAAGGCTTAACTATCAATGGCCTTGTTTACTATCTTTCCAGCCGAGTTAAGTAAGTCGCCACTCATTTTATTCTCCAATTATGTTAGGTGTTACACGTTGCTATACGTTAGGCGATACAATTAGCGGCACTGCGTTAAATGTGTTTGGGGATCGAAAAAACATAGCTCCACCGTGCTTATCTACATTCATCCATGCGGCAGGCTTAGATTGTAATATCATCTGTTCAAAAGCCTTCAACCTGTCATATTCATGTTGCAAAATAGGGCTGCCATTTTCATCTGTTGCTGGTTTTAAATAGTCAAGCACCTCAGAAATTTTGCTCATAATACTTTTCCTTTCTTCGTATGTGCACATCCCGCCCTCATTACCTTTACGTTAGTCTTCATCATTTGCCGTGTACACCTACGCCGCATCTAGGGCATTGCCACATACAAGTTCTATCCTGCAAGTTGTACATTTTTGCAACTCTATTATCGGCGGCATCATGCCCAAATATCACACAAATAAATCGGTTAATAATTTTCATCTTTTATCATTTCGTAGTTCGACTCGGTATGCGAAAAAGCGATATGGCCAATTTTAAAGTTTGTGCTGAACGCGTTTATCAGAGTCATCAGCAAGAATATTACGTACTCTACCTATAAACTCTTGCTTAGTTTCCCCATCAAATGTTATTACCCCGATCAAATCTCTTATGGTCGCTGCGAGTACATTTGCTCTATGTGTCTGTGCCGACAATTCAGACAATGCTTCGCTTCTAAATTTTGAAACTTGTTCGACTGTACCAACTTGCATTCCTTTTAAGTCATCAATTTTGCTCATCTTCTCTTCCTAATGTAACTCTAAGTCGGGCATTTCTGTGTTATCCTTTCTTTATTTGGTAGCCCGTTAATTTAACGTTAGAACGCATGAGCCAGTACCCAAGGGTGATACGCCGCTGTCACAACTAACCCCAGTAATGTAGCTAACCACGCGACATTTCTTGCACGATTCATTCCAATTTCATTAACTTTATCCGTGGCGTATGCAGCCACCAAAACCAGCCATGCCCCGAGTACAAAAAGCCCTGTCCCTGTTGTCATTGCTAATATCCTTTGTAAAATGTGCTATAACTTTCTATTCGATAAGTGAACTTGTAAAGTGTCACGCCACTTACCTCATCGTTAGCCCCTGCCATCCGATTCTTCTGTAAAATGTTTTCCATCATGCCAGTAAACATTAATTGTTACCCTTGCTCCCATATTCTTTGCAATCCATTCGACAAAGTATGAAATTAAATTTTCCATGCTTGGTGGCGGTATAAAAAGTTTTGACATGCAGCTATCTCCTTTATAATTCCAGACTAATCCATCTTTGCACCGCCAAGTTCGTGGCTTCATTAGCAATTGCTTAACGTTCTTCATTACGTGCCATTTCAGCGATAACGTTACAAAAAATTATCATGCTAGTTGGTGAAACTGTACTAAACAAATAGTAAAATTTAAAATGTTGCTCTTCGGACAGCACGGGCACGGAGCTTTGCTGTCTTATAGTCGTAGTTGAACATCTTTAGCTTTACGTTAGGCGTCATCCTCATAATCATCTAACCCTACCCATTTAGTTATTTTTAACCCGCATTTAGGACAAAACTTTGAACTTTCAAATTTATCTGTTGCTTTATGAATTGTGCCGCAATTAGAGCACTCCCATGTGATTTCTAAGTCTTGTCCACTTTCTATAATTACCATTTTGCATCCACTCATAATTCGTCTCTCTTTTAAAAGTAATCCTAACTTCCTGTATTGGCAACCACACCAAATAGTTAAATTCCGAATGTTGCCAGTCGACCGGCGTAGATTTCTCCTTGCTAGTTAATAACTACCTTATTAACATAATACTTTATATACTCTGCTCTCCGCTTTCTGAACTTGGCATAATACTGTGATGCACTTATCGTAGCCTTCCCTTTTTTATACGCACCAATACCTATGTTGTAGCTCTTTACCGCCGCTGCTTTATCGCGCCCTAGGCGTATATAGTACTCTCTAAGCAGTGCAACGCCTTGGTGCATGTTAGTACTAACATTTAACGATCCCCGCTGAACCTGCATCAGCCCCATACTAGCCCCACGGTGGCTGGAGCGCTCGGGGTTTATTGCATTGGCGTTAAACGCACTCTCAACACGTATTATACTAATAATGTCTAGTGTTGTTGGGAAATCAGGGTACGCCAAACTATTTGCTATATCCACAATGTGTTTTGGTGGTACAATAAGTTGTTCTCCATTCGCTTGTATTGATGAAAACACTAAAAAACTAAGTAGACCTATACATATTCTAAGCATATAATATATCCTTTGTAAGATTATTTCGGATAATTATAGCACAGTGTCTACTATTTTTCAAGTTGTATGTTTTGGGCATGTATAAGCCATCCTATAAAGAACGCAAGTACGCCCCAGAAACCTACTAAAAGTGCAAGTCGTAGTGGTAATTTTACTGTGGTTGTCATAGACCACCAAAATACGATCGATAGCACTCCAACGGCGTACCATGTAGAGAATAGTATGGCGTATATCATTTAATCTCCTTTAAAATTTCATTTACGGTATTTTGAATACTGCCCTTTGCTTTACAGATTTTTGTAAATCTAAAATTTTTACTAACTACAGGTAACGTCTGTTGTGTTTCGCCTTTTTGTTATGGTATATTATGGCTTATTCTTCCAATATTCGATCATGTTGTCTATCCAAGATAGGCGATATTGAAGCAACTCTTCAGGTGTAGCATAAATTCCAAACCTCTCTTCTAGCCAAGTCTGGACTGTGTGTCTGCCTCCAAATATGGTCTTGCTTAGAGCAATTTCAATCGCTGTTAGTATGTCATAGACTTCTGGCTCAGAGTGTTTATATAGCCGGTTTGCATGGTAAAACCGTTTAGCTGCGGTTTTTACAGCGCTACAAACATAAATTTTTGTTGCATCCTGAGCAAGTATTGTCTTAGCCGCTTTCAAAAGCTTTACATGTTCTTCGCTCATTATTTTATATCCTTTAAAATTTCATTTAATGTCCCTGGGAACAGAATACATGTTATTAGTGTGGCTATTGCAAACAACCCGCTGAACAGGGTGCCGTAGATTATCACGTATGTTAGTAAAGTCATTTTTATATCTACTCTTATGTATTATGTAGTTTGTGCTACCGATGTCAACCATTATACATATCTTAGTTAGGTGTGTCAAATATATAGTTATTCTCGCTACACCACATCCCACTTGCAGGTGGTCGTGAACTGAGGGAACTGTATATCGTGTTGTCGTTGTAAGCAGAACAGTTCGCGAATAACCCTTGGCGAGAACCCTTGACGGATTACACGGTCGCTGGTGGTCATGACCGTTTTGTCTAGGTACTCCTTGAAGTCTCTTGAACCCCAGAAAAGTTCCAGGGTGGCATAGAGCCTAGGGTGCGATTGTTTTATGGCGGCTGTCGGGATATTTTGCATGGTGTAACCTTTATTTTATTTAGTTAGGAGTGTCTAACTCGCTAGGGTTAGCTACGATTGACGTTATATATGCTCGCAGCAGGGCAACGGCTTTGGCTATGTTAGTACTCATAAACACCGGTCTACCATCGGCAATGGCTAAGTTTGTGTTAGTAGGTACAAGGGTATCGCACTCGGATGCGGCACGGTAGCTGGTCGTGGTGTGTAGCCGCATGAAGTTGTCTAATATCTCTGATAGCTTTAAGGTAGTCTCAGGGGTTTCGGCAGTGGCTGCTATTTTGTATACTCCTCTGGTATCCGCACCTGACAGGTATGCAAGGTCTTTCGGCTCTAAATACGTTTGTGCGCTATAGTCACAGTTGCTAGGTAGATAGTTTAATACTTTCTCTGCAAGATGCAGTTCTTCTAATATCAGTTTAGGCTTCGGACGCCCCCCCTTGGATTTGTATAAGGTTCGCAGCATGGTCGCATAGTTCGCAAAGACACTATCTTCTAAACTGTTCTCAACTTCCATAAAATTTTCAATTACTTGGTAGACAGTTTTAAAATCCTTGATTTTCTCGGGTTGTTGGGCGGGTGCGGTTGGTGGAGTGGTGATTGAGGGTGTGACAGGTGCTTGGAATTCTGGTGACGGCTGTTCATCTTCCTGCGGCAGGTTGCTTGTGCGTCTGCGATGCTTTAGGGCTTTCTCTGATAGTTCAGCAAGCTGTTGGTCGCTGGGGGTGTCTGTACTCATATATTGTCGCAGGTAAGTGTTGTTAGGACAGTCTACAAGGCTCATTAGAGCGTCAAAGTTTTGGTGGGATAGTACATGTCTCCAGTTAAGCTGGTTGTAGTCTAGGGTGTCGTAGGTTAGTGCTGGTGGGGTAGGCTGCATTAGTTTCTGACATTCTTCGCGGAATATACCAAGGCTTCTTGCAGCGCCTACTTTTCCTTCTGGGTGAGCTATGTTTAAGCCAACTGCATACCGTTTAGAGTTTGCTAGTAGCGGAGTTTTTATGACTTTTTTAGGGTCTGTTATATGTTTGCACACCAATACAATGTCTTCTGATGCGTAGAAACTTGTGTCAATATTCTCAAATAGTTTAGTAGGGTTTCGAAAACTTGAATTATGGATCGCAGGTATTTTGAGGTCTCTTAGGACTTTTCCAAGATAGTCTTGGTCAATAGAAGTTAGTTCTACGATTGATTTATCAGTCAGCAAGAATCCTTTCCCACTACACATGCTCTGTAAATCGCTGATGGATACAGGTGAGAACTTTGTAAGTTTATTGCTATCGTCGTTTTTATAGGTAAACATTGCCGCCTGCATATAATAGTACCGCAGCCTTAAAAAGTTGATGTCGAGTGTATAAGAGTCTGAGATAACTCCAGAATTTATCAGGCGGTTTTTAGTGGTCGATGCAATATTGTTTAGCTTTAGCAGATTTTTCATTTTTAGGCGGTTCATAGGAAAACGTTGTAAAAGTATACCAAGATCTTGGTTTTTGTCAACGGATCTTGGTTTTTCTATGTCAATTCTTGGTTTTCAAAACCAGGATCTCGGTTCGAAAAACCAGGATCTCGGAAGAAAAACCAGGATCTCGGAAGGTTTTTACTACGTTTTTGTTATACTTTTGGGGTTTTAAGGTGCGGCGTACTACGGTTTTGAAAAAGTCGTAGTACGGTAAGTGGTTGATATTGTTGAGGATTTCGTGTATTACAGTTATTACAGCGACTTTCGGAGGCATAAAACGTTAAAAAGTAAATCGGCATGTAAAATTACACAAGGGGTTGAGTTTTAGCGTTATCTGCGAAAAAAGTCGATGTAGTATATGTGCTGTGTATTACATATAAATATATTTAATAATAACAGTAACTTACATGCAGGTTCCTTACGGCGAACACCAAAAAACCGTATTATTTGTCGTTGTAACTGTTGATTCTTAACGTATTACAGGAAATCCACAACTGCTTTTCTGTGTGTCAAGCCTGTAATACTATTTACACTACAGGCTTGACAAGAACATGCTGGTGCGATATATTACGACTGTGCAGATTCGCACCATGTTAGGAGAAGTGTATGCTGTTTGAGAAGAAACCTGTTATGACGCCCGAAACTGTTGCAGAACTTCTGAGATATGAGCCAGATAGCGGTAGATTTACTTGGAAGACACGAAGAGGTTCGACTGCTGCTGGGACAAAGGCGGGTACGTGCAACCGTAACATCTGGTACATTGCGTTAGGTAGAGTGCAGTTCAAAGCATCAACCATTGCAAACTACTTAATGACTGGGAACTGGATACCAATGAAGCACATTGACGGGGACACTCGCGACCTTTCATGGGCTAACCTAAAACAGATAGAGCCTGAGACCGATTTAGATAAATTATACCTTCAGTGCTACGAAACACCAGACGGCTGGAAAATAGTTTCAAATCTCCCAAAAGAATTTGTAGCAATCCTAAAACCTAAATTGCAGGGGTTTTCAAAATGAGTACAAACTACAAAACTAAGTTGCTGCGTGAAACCCTAGACTACAATAAAATTACAGGGCATATAACATACAAGAATGACCCTAAACGGCTAGTATTTCGCCTAAGCAGCCCTAATACTCTGTTTATTACTAGTAAATCTGGCGAAAAACTTGGCATATCTCGTATCAAAGCCATAGTAATGATGCAGCTAGATCTCTCAGAGAATGAGTTTAAAGCTAAAATACAAGACAAGTTGTTGCGATATCCGGCGAAATACGCATGGGATAACATAAAGGTAGAGCGTATAAACCATTCTGCTATCTGTTTGTAACCCTCCCAAACCCTCTTCCGAGGGTTTTAAAACGCCAACTATATAAGCAAACGCTAACATATAATGTATTCAGCATCTTATATAACATCTTTAAGAAGTTAGCAAACACTAATTATACATATTACCGGTTATGCGAAGTAGAAACCATTATTTGCGTGGTTTAGTCAAATAAAAGCAAGCACTTACAAACAAACTTAAAAATAAACCTGTAGACAGTTTCAAATCCTCATGGTATAATATAAGGTTTTCAAAATCTTAGTTTCAAAATCTTAGTTTCAAAATCTTAAATCTTTAACAATTTCATACAGTTGGACAATATTATATGCTATATGCAGCACCTTAAAATAATTAAATACCTTCGACACACCATACTAACATACTTCTTATCACCCTTATATGCGGGATACTACTTATAGCTACCGACAACAAATAGCCCCCTCATGATGATGCCAACCCCATATATTATTAGGACTAAAGAGTGCTGCAACTGAGTTATGCCGCCCCACAAGATCTACATCAGCCATAAAAATCCAACACTCTAAGACAATATTTGCCACCTCGGGAGATTAAACTATCTTACGTGAAGTTTAATTAGGCTACGACGCGTGCTGGATGGGCATCCTAGCGGTTATTTTTTGGAAGATTTTAAACTATCTTACGTGAAGTTTAATTAGGCTACGACACGTGCTAGACGGGCATCCTAGCGTTTATTTTTTGGAAGATTTTGTAATACGTATTACAGGTATTACTGACCCTGCATGATGATGGCGAGGTAGATAATATATCCATGTTTTGGAACAGTAACAGGATGTAAGTTGCCGTGCAGTTTTACATTTATCTTGACAAGCCCAAAACTTCCCTGAGTATTAGGGTTTATTTTAACTGTGTATAGTATAAAACCACCCTAACGATGTTTCGCATCCCTGTATAACCTCACAATAAATTTGAAACCACCGTAACGATGTTTTGGTCTTGTTCAGAAACCCTGACAATATTTTGGACTACCTTACAATAATCACAGAAAAGAGACCGCTATTTATATGTTTAGAGAAGTCTGAAACCATTCTAGCCATGTTTTGCCGGTATAAAAGGTACGCAATATCTATATGTTTTGCATCTGTGTATAGCGACATTAGACGCCAGACACAAGCCGAGATTCCAAAAAGGATTTACTATTTCTATGTTTAGAAAAGTCGGGATTTGTTTTGTCCATGTTTTGACAGTGTAAAAAGGGTCATGATATTTCTATGTTTTCGATCCGGCGCGGGGCTATTTAAAGCAGTCGTAGGTTAGTAAGCACCAACTAACATATGAAGGTAAGCACTCGCTAACATATAAACCTGGCATGATACTTGCTACGCGGGCGTGCGCGTTAAATATAAGGTACAAAGGGGTATGACAAAAAACGTCACCCTAGTGACAATTTTCGTACGCTTAAAATCAACCACTTGCTAAAATAGGTACAAAAAGCGTCACTTTATACATATAATAAAAACTTATACCTGCTCAGACAATATTACTTTACTAAATAAAATCAACAACTTATAAAATAGTTTAGGATTTTATACGAGGTGGCACGCGCCTTGCTTATATAGTATCAAGTAGCTAAATAATTTAAGGGGATGAAATGAAACAACTTACAACGGAACAAATATTGGCAATTTATGACCTTTTCGTAAGCGCGGGGATTGATAAAAGATCCTGCTTATATAAGTCTGCTCAGGCCTCGCACTGCGATATTCAAACTGTAGCAATCGCACTTTATTTTAGGGAGTGTTGAAAAATAGTTATAAATAACCTTGACAAGGTTTGTTTGTACTATATAATCTAACCCGTAAACCAACAAACAAAACGAGGAAAACAAAATGATACCACTGCTCTCTGTAATTATCCTGTCATCAATGGTAGCCGGGCACTCAATTGCTAAGTATTTTGGAGTATAAGAAAATGATACTCCCAACCATAATATGCCTGGTCACCGTAATTTTTGCATTTACTTGCATCTAAGGAGGTTTTAAAATGAGCAACTATAACACCGATACGCTAACCGAATTATTCCTAGACTATTACAACAATTTTTTAACGGTTGAGCGATTCGCGGAATTTTATAATCTAACACTGGTTGAAGCCCGCGACATTATAAAGCATGGCAAAATTGTGCATCAGTCGCAGTTTATTTAAGGAGGGTTTGAAAATGATACTCCCTACCATAATTTTAGCATTTACTTGCATCTAAGGAGATTTTAAAATGAGCAGACCCCCAGATAGAACAGTACATCTTAGTAAAACACTTATTTTATGCGAGTTTGAAGACTGTAAGCACGGTAATTTCGGATTCTGGCTATATGATAAGACCCGCGGTATGAATTTAAGCATGAAGGCCAAGACAGAGCGACAAGCCTTTGTTGAAGCGCTGACATATTACCAAAAGCAGACCGCTGAGTGTGAGAAGGCGTTACACGATATAACGGAAAAGGTCGAATCATTTGTAGAATTATTTACCCCACCCGAAGAGGAGGTTTGAAAAATAGTTACAAATAATCTTTACAAGGTTTATTTATAGTATATACTCTTAACTACTGAAACAAACAACGAGGGAAGCAAAATGAAAACACGAACAAATGACAAGCAGATTCGGAAGCTACAATCCGTTTATATGTCAATGATATATAGCGTAATTTCTGAGATAAACGACGAACTACAACACACTTTTGAAGATTGCCAGGAAGACGCACAAGAAGCCGATATCTTTTCAGACGCAACTATTTGCTGGGATGATAGATGATGGATAACCTATACCCAAAAATGCGCGGAAGTTTTACAATAACTGCTTAACTATTAACAACTAAACAAGAGGTTACAAAATGAGCAATGAAACTTACACGGAAGACCTTAGCGACATTATGCAATGCGCACATGAGCGCCACGAGGTGATGAGAATTTTGCAGGCTTGGGATAAAGCTGGATTACCTAACAATTTTTCAGACAGCGGCGTCAAGTTTGGCCTTAATAAGTATAGCGGGAATATATTTTTGACTAACGAAGACTGTCAATGCGCCATGATGAACGGTGACAAGCTAGCATCGTTTTATACCACGCCCTATTCCGGCCTTGAGGGGTTTATTGATGAGTTATTATCCGATAACGACCCCGACGATATACACGAAGAGGATGTAGAGTATATCCGGGATATTGCGAAGATGGAAGGGGTAACGATGCCTGACAATTGGATTGACAAGGAGGGTGCAGAATGAATCAATTAGAGGCAGTGTGTAGAATAGAACGAGGTACGAAGCGCCCGATTATCGTTTACCGTGACATGTCAGCCCGTTATGGATTGGCGGGGTATACCATAGATGACCAGCATTGCGAACTACATCCAAGGTATTATCTGGATAATACACGCAAGGCAGTCGACCCTAGTGAGGTAGATCAGTGTGTACAATTGGGC